AGAGTGGGGGAAAACTGATTTACCCGTTCTCCAGCAGGATAAGGTATGAATTATTTCTTATTCCAGTTAGGAATCTTGTTGGATGCTTTGATGCCATCAAACTCAGGAGTCTTGATCTTACTGTTAGCACTCTTTCCATCAGCCTTAGGAATATTGATCTCTCTGGACTTGATGTGCTTAGCCTGAAGAATAACATTGGAATTCTCTCTTCCTCCGAGTGGAAGCTTACGACCAGTCTTCATATAAGTGGTAATATACTCCTTAGAGAAATCTACCATAACCTCAGCATCAGCCTTAGTGAACTCGTAGTTTCCTACCAGGTCTCTTGCTTCATTCTTATTGATATTTGCAGTAGAAGAAATGATGCTTGCACACATATTTCTCAAACTCTCAGAAGGATTGTATTCCTCCTTAGCGGGATAAACTGTTACCTTATACTTGGTATCGTTCATCATGGCTCTCATAACTTCAACTTCATCCTTACTGGAAGAAGCTACTCTGTTCAATCCTGCGTTGATTTGCTTTAATAGGTTTTCTACGTTACTCATGTTCTTTCTCTCCTTTTTCTTGTTCATTAGAATCTTTATTTATAAATGCAATTGCATTTACTAACTTTTTCTTTCCATTATTCATAATGGAATCTGTCATCTCCTGTGGAGTATGAGTTGATAATATCTCAAATAATGTTAAAGTGTCCATAATTCACCCTTATAATGTATAGATTTATTACATTGTTTTAGTAGTAGTAAATTATTACATCGATAATTCGTACTTTGAAAACACTTATATAAACAAAACTTTATTTTTTAATTAAAAAGGAGATTCGAAAATGGTATCATTGGATGATCTTAAAAATCTTATAATATATAAGAAGCAGTTCTATCTTCCTATCAATGAAAAGAATAAGAAGAAGAATTCTCTTATCATGTTATTGACACCAAACTACAAGTCTTCAGCAAATATGATGACTTTGCCATACACAAAGAACTTGAAATATTTTGAGTCTTATTATATGGAGAAGAATGTGTTCCTTTATACAAAGAGTACAAATGAACACGTTTGCGTAATACCGGAAGCAGATTATTCTGATGAGCCAATAAGTATTACAGAAAGCTATGAAGATGGAAAATATATGAATAGTCCGTATATAAATTATACCGGAGATTCAAGAAGTATATTTTCCATAAAGAAAGTACTGAAAGTATCTGACGTTATAGATACTTTCAAATACTATGAATCCAAGTTCCATGGATTGAATGTTGTATGTGGAGATACTGCCGGTGTAAATGTAAATGATAATATATTATATTTACCTTCGATTCAGAAATATGGTTCTATGAACTATGATATCGGATATGAGAAGTTTGTAAGTATTATGCTTCATGAGTATATTATCAATACATTGAATCCAAAAGTCAATATAAACATATCTTTCCCAATAGCTATCGTAATGGCTGATGCTTATAGTGATATTGATATTGTCAAATACGATACACTACAAGCTATTCAGAATATAAAAAATAAAGACGGTGGATTTAGACCAACTTTGTATAGGCTTGTGCAAGCTAATGACTACTACAAGTTTATTTCTGTACTTATAAAGAATAGTAATTCTTTATCCAATGCTCATGAGGTTAAGTACTCTTATAGCAAATTTATGCCGAAGTTGAATTTCTTAAAAGAAGATAGTGTTGAACTTATCTCAGAAGATGATGAAGTTCAAAATACCCCAATTACTTCTCTTGATGATTTGAAGAATGTGAAGACTCTCGATTCTAAGAATGATTTACGTTCTTTAAGGAGAAAGCTTAAACAGCGTTCTGTATATAAGCTGAATAAGATTAAGAAGGACATTCGTAGAGGAAACGTCGGTACAGATAAAGAGGGTATGACTTCTTTAGAAAAACTTCAGCAAGGAAATATTGTTTCTAACACTGCTCCTGCAGCTCCTGGTGCTGGTACTGCTCAGCAAGAGTTTAGTGTAGATTATATACAGTCTTTTGGAAATTCTTATAGATATAGAGATTGTATCTATCTCTTCGAAGCTGATAATTATGATACTATCTTTAAAAAGGTATTGTACAAAAATCGGTTTAAGTCCAACAGAGAAGTATTGGATATCTATAAGAATATCAAAGCAAACTTACCGTTTATCAAGTATACTTTCTTAGATATTAACAGATATCAGGACCGTAATCTATTCTTCGATTTGTCTTACTATAATGAATCTTTCTTCACCAACATCTCCACGCAAATGAAGATGAATACCGGAAAGTCTGTAAATGCAGTAAGGCCTTATAAAGCATACGCCGAATTCTTGAAGAGACTACTTAAGGATTCCCGTTTCAATTCTTATGGTAAGAAGACCATATTTATTCCTGTATTGGATTGGAGACATAATAACTCCACAAAGATGTGGATGTATAAGCAGGATATCAATCCAATATCATATATCTACGAATTAATTCGTTCAAAAGATATAGAAACATTGAAAGATGTATTTGGAGATAGTGATCTATTATTCTTAGGAGATCAGAACTACTTCAAGATGAATATATCTGAATTAGCTTCTATGGATTCTACCAAATTAAATAGAGTAACTATGACATTCTCTACATTAATCAAGAGAATTATCAACAATGCTCTAACCGATGTGGTAGATGATGACCCTGTGGATGATGATGCACAAGACTCTAAGAAGGGTATCGCATTAAATATCATTAACAAGATCGAAGTTGCTAAGAATGTAGAGATAAACGACGTTTCTAAGATATCTGAAGGAGAACCAAAAAAGAAAGAAGCGGATAAACCTGCTCCTGCAGCAGCTGTAAATAAACCTACTGTTCAGCCGGCTAAATCTACAGCAGATAATACAGAGAAGATAGTTACTGTAAAAGATGCTGAAACAGAAAAGAATGATAAAGAACTTGAGAAACTGAAGTCTAATATTGTGAAAAAGGTAGCAGATGCTTCTTCTAACGTTACAGATATGCAGTTTGCTATGGATAAATTGAATAACGACGAATTCAAGCAAATGATTGAAGATGTAGAATCTAAGTCTGAAGATAATGTGGATAAAGAGAAGACTCAATCTTCTAAATATACACAAACCAATGATGAATTCTACAAGTCAAAGTTATCCAATAAATCTGTAGAAGATCTTTTGAAAGTCGACAATGTCAATACGCAGATTGAGTCTACAAAATTGAATGTAGCATCTATCAACGATGATTGGAAGCATATGACTTTCATGAACTTTGATAAGAAGTATGACCCTGATACAGATATCGTAAAGATGTTAGACTCTATGAAAAATTGGAAGTATCCGGTTTTTGTAGATAATATCGACGTTACAGATGTATCCAATTCTGAAGATGCTATATATACATGGAAGATAGCTTGTAAGGATTATAAAGGTCATAAGTTCAATATCGTGATAGATGTACCGAAGTTTATAAATGAAAACTTCTTGCTCTTAAGAGGAAACAAGAAGTCTATCATGATTCAATCTGTATTGATTCCTTTAATCAAAACAGGAACTGATGAATGTCAGATTATCGGTGTTGGTGGTTATAATAAGATCTTCGTTAGAAAGTATGGAAACTTTATTGGAAAGAGTTTGCCATCTTCTAATAAGTTTATGAAGAGTATTGAAAAATTCTCTAAAGTAAATGATAGTGTTACTATCACTTATGGAGACAATACCAATATCTCTAAGAACTATGAACTTCCATTGGATTATATCGATATCGGAACAAGATTTTCTTCTATCGATATTCCGAAAAAGAAAGTGCATATCATCTTCAACCAAGAAGAGTTAAGACGTGATACTGCATGTGATGATTCAAAGGGATTAGCTTTTGGATATATTACAAATGGTAAAGAGAAAGATACACTTTACTGGAATTATAATAAAGATGGTATCTTTAGTGTATATCTTGTAAAGCTTCTTATCAATTATCTCGGAAAAGAGTATGAGGAGTTTGTAGATTCTATTATCGTTTCCGGTGTTCGTTATAGTTACTCTCAGGCTTCTATTTTGAATACAAAGATGCCCGTTGTTTTAATCTGTTCTTATCTTGAAGGACTTATTAAGACTTTAAAGAAAGCTGGAGTTGAGTATGAGTTCTTACAAAAGGTATCTGGATCTGATATTAAGTATGGTATTGATAAAGACTATATCAAATTCAGTGATGGATATTTGGTATATAAGAACACTTATAGTTCATCTTTATTGATGAATGGGTTGAAAGATTGTGATACGGAGAATTACTCTATCAAAGATATCAATAATAAATCAATGTATATTGATTTCATTGATGAATTTGGTGGAGTATTAAAAGCAGATGGATTAGAGAATTCTTATGATTGTATGCTCGATCCTATCACTAAAGAAATTCTTGAAGTTTACAAACTTCCTACAGACTATGTATCTGTATTAGTATATGCAAGTAATTTATTAGCCGATAATAAATTTACCTCTCATACAGACCAGTCAGTTCGGCGTTGGAGACGTAAGGAATTAATTGCTGGGTATTTTTACAAAGCTATCTCTACTGGGTATCAGACATATGCAAATAGTATGCGACACAACAGAAAAGGTGTAAAGCTTGAAGTAAAACAGTCTGCAATTATCGATATGCTTCTTTCTAAAGATCAATCAGTATCAGAGCTTTCTATAAACAACGTTATCAATGATATAGAATCCAGAAATACTGTTACCAATAAGGGACTTGTTGGTATGAATACAGATAGAGCGTATTCTGTAGATAAGAGAACTTATGATAGCAGTATGCTTAATGTATTAGGAATGGATACAGGATTCTCCGGTAACGTTGGTATCAATAGACAAGCTACAATGGATGCAAATATTGAGGGTAATAGAGGATTTATCAAATCTATCAATAGTAATACTGATAAATTTTCTACTGCTAAGACATTAACAGCAACAGAAGGTATTGTTCCTCTTGGTATTACTCATGACGATCCTCAAAGATCATTGATGACTTATATCCAGACTTCTAAGCATACTGTACGTTGTGAGAATAATGACCCGATGCTTATCACAAATGGTTCAGATGAAGCATTTGCATATATGGCTTCGGATATATTTGCATTTAAAGCTAAAGGTAAAGGAACGGTAACAGAATTAGTAAGAAATGGTAAACCATTTGGTCGTGGTGATTATATGATTATCACGTATGATGATGGTAAATCTGATTTTATTAATTTGGAAGAAACTGTTGAGAAGAACTCTGATGGTGGATACAACGTTCCGTTACAATTGGTTCCTTCTGAGAAATTACAAGTAGGCTCTAAAGTAAAAGAAAATGATGTTGTTGCTTACGATCCAAAATCTTTTGCAAACAGTTTAGGAGAATCTGGAAATCTAGCTTTGACAAGTGGTACTCTTGCTAAGGTGGCACTGTTGAATACTGATGAAGGATTTGAGGATTCTGCAGCAATTACAGAAGAATTTGGTGAGAAGCTTGGCACTGCGGTTATTGTAGAAAAAGAAGTTGTGTTAGATAAAGGTTCTAATATCTTTATATATAAGAAGATTGGAGATGAAGTTATTGAAGGTGAAACATTGATGTCTTTCCAAGAAGACTTTGATGATGATGCTGTAAATAGATTGATGAAGAATCTGTCTATGGATAAAGATAGTATTTCTGAATTAGGAAATAATAAGATTGCTTCCAAACATTCTGGAACTATCTGTGATATTAAAGTCTATAGAACAGTAGAACTTGATCAGTTATCTGAATCTTTAAGAACTTTTGTATCGAAGTATGAATCCGATTTAACCAAGACTAAGAAGATCTACACTAAATATGGTATCGATAGTACTGGTTTACAATCTGCTGGCAAGTCTGTAAATACCGGTAAGACTAAGAATGTAAAAGATGGTGTAAAAATTATCTTCTATATCAAGTATATCGATAACATGTCCGTTGGAGATAAGATTACATTCTATTCTGCAAATAAGGGAATCGTAAAGTATCTTATTCCAAAGGGACAAGAACCAACAAGTACATTTAGACCAACAGAACACATCGATACATTCAGTACTATCGGCAGTGTGAATGGTCGTATGACTTGTTCTATTCCTGTAGTAATAGGATTAAACAAACTGATGGTAGAACTAGATAGAGCTGTAAAGACTTTAGCAGGTATACCATTTGATGTATCCAGTAGATAAATACAATGATAGAGGTATAGGAGATATTCCTATATCTCTACTCTTTTCAAAAAATAAACAAGGTTAATATTTTTTTCAGTTAGTTATTATAACAGTGATTATTTTATTTTATAATGTTATAATTCTAGTTGACGAATCTGTTTATCAACTATGTGATCAAATCCATAAGATTACATAAACTTGAATTGAGTATATTGTATTCCTTGAGTATTATATTCTCACTTGAGTTATAAGAATTATATCCTTGTATAAGTCATAAGCGTTATCTCTTGTGCTTATGAATACTAATAGTAGAATATCAAAATATGTACCACGTCAACATATCCATTTAGTCTAAATGGATAATAAAGGCAACGGGGATATATATCTTTTTTTCAAAATATCCCTCAGAACAATGAAAAATCATTGTTCCAGGGGAGATTTATTTTTTATCCAATATTTCTATATTTTGAAAAAGAAGTATTTCTAATAATATTCCTATAATCATTATAGTATATAATATTAGAGGAAGGAGAGAAATACTTCAAAGGTTCAAGTATATTATTGATATACTCAGATTTAGTGATAAAGATATAATCTTCAACATTATCTCTAAGAGAATATAATTTATCAATAGGAATTACAAAGTAAATATTGTTAATATTCTTAATGATAAAGAAATCATGATCAGTGTCAATATCATTAGTAGCAAATTCAAGTTGAGATAATTTGATATTGAAAGTATTTATCTTAGACTTAATCTGAATAGTATCATCATACATATGACAACAGATATCAGACATATGTCTATTATCAATTTCTTTTAATAAATTACCAACTCCAGAAATTAGTATAGAATTGACAATGGAGAGAAATTTCAAATAAGCATCACTATTAATATCAATGATATAGATATCAGATTGAAAAGTATAGTGGAGAAGAGAATTGGTAAACTCAATTTGAACATTGGTTCTATCTCTAAAGGATAGAACCATGTATCCAGATTTATTCTGATATCTAGCCATCCTATATTTAATATATCTAAGATTATTGGTATTGATAACGAATAGATCATACTCAATTAATTTAGATATACGAGTTACTTTACCAGTATTCAAAAAGAGAATAATATCTCTAAGAATACCTTTACATTTAATGGATTGAATTACAGTAACCAAACAGAAGGTTACAATAATCCAATTGATTATATTCTTCATATTTATCCTCCTAGATATTTATTTTTTATAAAAAATTAAATAAATGGGTAAGGTACAATTGTACCTTACCCCAGTTTCTTAAATAATGATTTGGAACAATGTAACAAATACTCCAATCAATCCTACAATTCCAAATATGATGAAGCCGTATAACTCCATCCATTCATACTTGTATTTTAAATTGCAGTATGGCAGAATTCCAAAACAGGAAAGCGCCATACCTAACAGAGCTAAGCAGCGAACCGTTGGGATAGTACTTAATGTAAAGAATATGCATACGTATATTGCAACAATATAGAAACCTTGAAAGAAACTTTTAATTTTATTTGGTGACATTTTAATCCTCCTAAAGCTACGTTACATTGTAACCAAACTCATGAATACCAAGAACACTCCGATGATAGCACATAATCCAGCAAGCATATGCAATCCCTTCTTGATATCCTTTTGTTCCTTCTCACTCTTACTGGACATATCTGTTGCTTCAGAATGCCAGTAAATTGTATATCCAGCAATGATTAATGCGATTCCTCGCATCAGTGGCTCTTCCTGGTAACATACACCAATCAGAGCTGAAATGATTGTAATGATTGCCATCACCAGTTTCTTGGCACCGGAAATTTTTCTTACCGGTGTAGTAGCCTTAGTCTCTGCAGTCTCGTTTACGGTTACATTGTTCTCATTGTTGTTAGTTGTGTTTGCGTTCATTTTATTTTCCTCCTAATATTTTGAATTGATTTTAATTTACATTACATATTCTTGTTAGAAAGGGCTTTGAATATATCCTTCTTGAACAGCCCTATTCCGATAATGCGGATTACTCCCAATGCCAGGATTGTATGACCTAGAATTCTAGCATACATATCCCAGCCATGTGCGAATCCTCTAAGTACTGGATGAGACGATTCCTTTTCCATCACATCAATCTTTCCAATTACTTCATCAAAAATGTTCTTCTCTTCCATAAACTTCACCTTTACCTTTCTTGAATTTAGCATCAGAGAAAATATGCAAAATAATGCATTGTAACAGATGCTATTAACCTTATTATCACAGATATATTATATAAACATAAATTAAGAGATTTTAAATTTTAACAATTGTATAAATACCTAAAATGGAGGTATAAAAGAAGATATGTTATGATAAATCCAAATTCTTTAATAACCCTGGACAGTATCAAAGACAGTAACGGTGAAGTACTTCATATCGGTAATATGGGGGACGATTTCGAAGTTGAAGAATACGAATTGTCCAATCCAAAAGACTTTTCTAAATATCTTTCCGATATAAAGAATTGTGTCCGATCGTCTATAGAGTATAAGGCTCTTATCAAGAACTTGAAAGATTATGGTATGATGAATCGTTCAGGTTTAAATCCAAATATATCTAATGATCTAAATGAATCTGGTAAAAAGATTTCTATAGAAATACATCATACACCATTTACATTAGAAGATATTGCTAAGATAGTGTATGAGAAAAGACTCATACGAGGGCAAGATCTTTCTATAGAAATGGTTGCAAAAGAAGTTATGATGTGCCATTATATGAACTTGGTTGGATTGTTTCCTTTAACAAAAACTGAACATGAGTTAGTTCATAATGGTTATATATTTATTCCGGTAAACAATATCTACGGAGACTATAGGATGTTTATGGAAATCTATTCTGAATATATAGATAGTGATACTGTAGAAACTATAGAATCTATAGAGGAATTATCTAAAAACTTTGATGTTGAAACACAGAATAAGATTCTTTCTCAATCAAATATCTATATAGATCCGGCTTATCAAGTACCGGCATTTGAAACCGTAAAAGATATTATGGTGAAGAGATTAGATACGATCAAAGACAATATGTACACTTTACCGATACTGAATACAAACGAAACTCCAAAATCTAATAAGCCAAGAGAAGCTATTATTTTTTGTGAAGAATAGAAGGAGAGAATGTGAGTATAAGAGATACTATACGACTTATAGATTACTACGATAATAATATTCCTCATATTCAGATAGAGAATACGAGATATATTTCGGAGAATGCTATAATGTCGTTTATGGAAACCAGTGGTGTTCAATCAAAAAGTCTTGTTATAAAAAGACTAAATGAAGAATACCATACAGATATGACTGTTGTTACAGAAAATTCTGATATTGGTATATTGGTATCATTATTAGAAGAACTAAACACAAGAGAAATCAACGATATTAATCATCTTGATCAGATTGTTGGTTTCATGTTTGATAAGATTATTGCTCTCATCAGTAGACAACCATTCAACAATGTTAATCAGATTGATATCCGTATCGATAAATGTAATAAGTTGATTGAAAGTTTAGAAGAAGAACTAGCTAAGATAGAAAAGATGTCCGATGAGGATGTTAGAAGATCCGGAACAAAGTTTATGGCTCTATATATCTCTAAGATTATCAGTACCATATTCTTTGATATTGCTAAACCTTTAGCAACTGCTGCTAAGTTTACTCTATACGGAATGTTTATGACTGGTACAAAATTTGCATACGATTTTACAGGACTTACTCTAAGTCTGGTAAACTATAAAGGATTCCTGAAAGCTAACTTAGCAAAGATAAAGTCTGTTAAATCTTCTTTGGAAACTACTAAGAAGCTTTTTGAGAAAACCCAAAAACAAAAGAAAGATGATAAGGAGAAAAATAATAATGAGAGCAAAAAATAAATATGACGCTTTATTAGAAGAGCTGTTTGATACAGAAGATAGCGTTCAACCAAAAAAGGTACGTTATCAGAAGAACTTCGAAATCAAGAATGGTAATATCGAAGTTCTACATGATGAAGATGATAATGCCGACGGTGCTGAATTGGCAGTAGTTGGTGAAAAAGAACTCCAGAAGATCAAAGAAGAGTTCGGTTATCGTCATAACTATCTTCCGGATAGTAAGGTTGTATCATTCTATGATGCTGAAGGAAATGAAACTTTCCATACACCTTCTCAGAATTTAGATACCATGGGATTCACCTTATCTGAAGCATACTTCGGAAAGAAAGTTACGGAAGAAGCATTTATGCAGTTCTGTATTGTAAGAGAAAAGTTTAAGAATGCAAAGTATTCTCCAAAGATGGATCTTGATCCGGATGTGATCAAGTTCAATCGTGCCGTAGAGAAGACTTTCGGATTTACAACCTTCTCTTTATCGATTTCTCCAGATTTCTCTTTCAATGCTTATGCTATTCCAATCTACACCTACCTCAGCCCGGCAAATGCTCAGAAGGTAAAGTCTTCTCTTCTGGGAGGAAATTGGGGATTTAAGTTCTCTGATTATGGAAAGATTGTAGCATTGAGTACTATGAACTTAGGAGCTATTGATTCCAACCTTTCAAATGAAGAGTTATTTGCAGTAATGCTTCATGAGATTGGTCATATGTTCTTCGAAGCTGTTGTAGATCCTAATGGAATCTACAATTCCACATCTTATGTGTCTAACGTTCTTTCAAAGGTAAATAGTAAGGTTTACGAAATTATCTCTACCGGAAAGAAGAGCATTGACAACAATGAGATTATCAGAGATATTGATAATATCGTTGCACCATTTATTTCAAAGATTGTTGTTGGTCTTACCAATATTAAGAACGTTATTGCTAAGCCTTTGCAGGGTGTATTTAGTTTATACAGAATGGTAAAGGGAAAAGTATTCAAAGAAGGTATGTTTGATAACATGAACGATAGAGGAAAGATCAGCTATACCAATGAGAAATTTGCGGATACTTTTGCAGCAATGTATGGATACGGTCCGGAGCTACATGCAGCATTGTTAAAAGCTTTCAAGAACTACGAAGAGAACAACGTTCCTAAGAAGTATGCTCAGCCAAAGGGCTTTATTGCTAAAGCATTATGCTTTGCCGATATCATGTATAATGACTATATGGCATTTATCTGCAATCTTAAGGATGAACATCCAGATGGTCTTACAAGAATCAATGTTGGTATCCAGTATCTTTCTAAGGAAATTTCTAAAGATAACATTGATCCTAAGATGAAGAAGGAGCTGATCGACCAGCTTAACAATCTTAAGAAGCAGATTGAGGATTATATTGCTTTCAATAATACAGAAGGTGACACGCTTTCTGTTACAAGAAGCTATTATATCTATCTGTATAAAAAGTTTGGTGGAGACAGAAGAGAAGCCCAGACAGATAATGAAGCATTGTTTGATACTATCGATAAGATGCTTAACACTTTGAAGAACTCTAAATAATGGAAAAGAGGGAATAGTAAAATGGGATTGAATTTAAGCAATATATACAACGTACCAAAAGATATTTATGATGTTGGTTTAACGGAGTCTGTAAAGGGCTCCGTTTTCAACATGAATGATGTTGATGAAATGATTCTGGATTACAGAAATGCTGTAAAGGAATGCACTTATGATTTATCTCTCATAGCTATGCAGGAAGGATTTAACCTTAAAGATGTTTTCGGAAAGGTTGTTGCTTTCATTACCAACGTATTAAATATGATTGGTAAGTTTATCAAGAATTCTATTAAGATTATTGGTAATCTTATTGGGAACTTTGTGAAACTTCTTAGAGAAGCTTTATCCAAGAATAAAGATATTATAAAGGATAAAGGTAGGCAGGAATCTACCACATATCTTGGAGAACTTGAGAACAGGCTGAATGAGAAGAATGTTAGTGTAAAGATGTGTGATATTGATAATATTGCAAATCTTACAGATCTTAAGATCGGACCAACAGCATTACCAACTGCTACAAACATCATCACTTACAATCTTATCTCTATAGAAGAGTACACAGAATCTATCGGTACGGCTTTGACAGCATCTTTCAATAGAGGAGATAGAAATCTTGATGATTACGGAAATGAAGTATTTACAAATGCTAATAATTTCTGTAATACTGTTGATTCTGATTTGGCTAATGCTGTTGAAAAATGTATTGTTGAGTTATTCGGAGATTATCGTACAAAGGATATCCTCAATCATCTTAACAGTAATGAATCTGCCCGTATGATTAAATTTGTTGATGATTTCAATAAGGATATGTTTGGCCCTAAGGTTTCTAAAGATGAGAAGCTTACTGTTGAACTGTATCTGAAGTGTAAAGAGATCATCAAGGGAACTACTGCTATCGAGATAGTTATCAATTCTCTTGAATCTGTTAGTGTTCAGTACAAGGGTGTAGACAATAAGATTGATCTTATTATGTCTAAGCTTAACAGATACTGGACAACTATGACTCAGCAGAACTATCCGGAAGATCAGAGAATTCATATGATGCTGGGTCGTATTACCAATACATTCAGACAGCTTACAAATATGATGATGGATGTCATTACCACCCATCAGAAGATGGTTCTGTATAAGGCCGATAGACTTAGAGAAGTTTATTCTGCTAACGGTTCCTGCATGATGGTAATCAATAAGTGTAGAGAGATCATGAAGGGCTACAAAGGACCTATCGAAGAGAAAGTTAACATTGATGGAAGTTCTATAGATGCTCTTATGGAGAGCCGTCATAACGAAATCTTCAATCAGACAATTGATCGGCTATTTAATCTTGCAGAAGCTGAGTATAGTGAGAGAAGATTCAATCTTCTATTCGAACAATTGCTGTTAGAAGATGGAGAACAGAATCAGAATACTGATAACAACGCTAACGCCACCAGCAACAACAATACCAGCAATACAGCTACAAATAACGCTTCTGGCAACAAGAAGAAGAGTATCTATATTATAAAGGCATTCTTCAAAAACGTGGCAGACATTTTCCGGAAGCTTTTTAAGGGCGAAAATTCACCGGTAGAGATAGCACTTCATGGGGATCCAAAGGATGTTGCCGATGGAAAAGATAAAACCGAGGTTTTCAAAAAGCTTTCGCCTGTTGTAAAATATAATAATGAAGTTGGTAAGGTTACTCTTACAGATTCTTATATTTACGATCTTGATAAGATTGACAACTTTGAAAAGAAACTTGACAATCTTAATGTCAATAAGATCTTCCCAACCAACACCAATGAGTTATTTAGTTCAGAATATCTTGGACAATTCTCTGCTGATATAAATACAGCTATTAAAGAGGATGGTGCTGAGAACAAGATTGTTGCAAAGTATCTTCGAGATCTTGGAATCAATGTTGAAAATGATAATGAAAAGCTCAATATCACTCAATTATTACATGACAGTCTTTCTGAAAAGCGTATTGGAAAAGATCCGGAAAATCTTACGAAGGAAACATTTGAAATAACTGTTGATAATATTAGCAGTACAATGGACGAAACGTCCAGACTTCGAGATTATGAAAAGACTGTTGTAGATGCATTAGAGAGAGTTGCAAATGCAAACTTTGATAATTTTGATGCAAATAATCTTGATGCTGGCACCATTACTACTCTTAAGCAGATCTTTGGGGATGATGGTAACGATGCTGAAGAAGGTAAACAGGAATCTGTAAGTTATGAGACCTACAACGTACTCAGATCATTAATGGAAGCTATCCAGACGAATGGTGCTGGTAGTGGAAACAGTGAATCTGGAGGAAATAACTCTTCTGGAAATATGAAACTTGTAAACAAGTATCTTAACGGTTTAAAGAGTATGGCTAAAGCTAAGATTAAGATTATACAGGCTTATATAAACTTTAAGTGTGCTGCATGTACAGCATGTTATGGTATATTTATAACTGTCGCAGAGGCTGTTTATACAGATGATTATAACAAGGCTGTTGGCGGAAAAGCAAACAACAAACCCGCAGATAATAATCCTAATGATGCTAACCAGAATCAAAACAACAATAACAGCCAGCAGCAGAATAACAACAACCAGAATAACGGAAATAAGTAAATCATTCGTGGAGTATAGCTTTTTGGGCTATACTCCATATTTACTTTTTATTTCACTTTTAATATTAATATAAAAGTAACTTGTGAAAATATATTATAAATATGAAGAATGGAGTGTTTAGAGAATGAAGACCTTGAGAAAAAACAATATTTTCAATGGCCAATCTATTTCTATCTTTACAGATGCATCTTTTAGAGCTTACAATAAGTATAATGGAGTAGGAACCGTTTGTTCTGGAGCTTGTGTATATAATAATGACGTATTAATCGATCAGCAATTTTATATTCAGAAGAATAAGACAGTACAACAGGGAGAACTATACGCTATCCTTATGGGTGTATCTATGGCATATAAGTATAGAAACTTTGGTACCATTAGATTATTTTCAGATTCTCAAACATCTATCTTTGCAATAAGAGATAGAATCTTTAAGTGGTTAAACTTACAAAAAAGATATGGTGGAATTTTAGATGAAGGAGGAGAAATTAAGAACGTAGATTATATTATGAATATCATTCATACTTTGCTGGCAAACAATATTCCAATAGAATTATACCATGTAAAAGGACATGTGAATGTAAATAGTAACGACAGCTTAATCAACGCAATCAATGTATTTAGAGTATCGAATAGAATCGATATGAACGTTGATTATGATTTGATAAGACAGATTTCTGAATGTAATGATCAAGTAGATAGATTTACAAAGTTTATGCTAAATTATGAAGTAAACCCAAAAGAGTATACTGAAGCCATTGCATTTAGTTATGGTGGAATAGATACAAACAGATATAGAGGTTTACTGAATGGAAAGGTGGGATAATGGGTTTCAATATGTGGACACAATCATATTTCATAGAAGCATCTAAACATTTGAACTTCATCTGTATAGATGTTTATAAAGGAAATATGAAAGACTCTATAGATTTGAAATTAGACTTCTATGATAGGATTACAAACACTAATCTTGGGTCTATAATAATCCAAGAAGATGATATTACTACAATCGTAGATATCTTAGATACATTATTACAGAATTATTATGAAGAAGATTATTTTATTCATACTTCTGGATCGATGAAAGTTGTATTTAGTGATGAGTACAACAATATCTATCCTTCTGATATGGATGTACTTCCTGTAGGATTAGACAATCAGAAGTATATCACATTACAAATCAACAGTAAAGGTGGTGGAGTTACAAAAGTATTTACATCTGTAAGAAACTTTAACTTCACCGGACCAGAAGCAGAAGAATTGTTGAATGCTATCATACAAGAATATTATTCCGGATGAGCGAAATGCCCATCCGGATATTATTTTTTCTTTAATCATCTCCAAAGACTTTCATCATTCTGCTATCTGTACTAACCTTATTCTGCTGTACAGTATATTCCATAACAACAAGCATTGCTCTACTCTTAATAGACTTTATCATATTTTCTTGAGTATTCATAGGAAACCCGAACCCTAATTGTACTTCTAATGCCGGAGTCATTTCCAAACAAATCTCTTTGATGATATATGTAATAGCATTAGCAATCTCTTCGGTACCCATGAAGTTTTCTGTTTTTGGATTGATATTATACACTTGCCACTCTACAAGCTTATTCTTTACAAGAGTATCCATAAGATCTCTAGCTTTTAATATATCAGCTTTCATCAACATCTCTCTTGTAGAGATATTATTCTTAGCATTATTTTTTGCTTCTAATAACTCAAAGAATTTATTGGTTCTAGTAATAACCAAATAAGTTAGTAGACCGCTAAACAGTATTAAAAATATCAGTAGCAAAATCACGATTGTTAGTTTCATTGTATCCTCCCCAAGACATGATAGTGTTTTTAAGATTATAGTACTCTAATCTATTCAACTCATTGTTTTCGTTACATTTGTTTATATACCTTATTACTTTGTAAGCGATATCAAGAGTTATTCCATATCTATACTTCAATAACAAATCCCACCATTTACCAAATGTCATAGATATCGGAATATACATATCAGGATTAGAATGATATAACTCATGAGAAGTTTCATCCAGCATTACTATTGGTATATTATCCAACTTATGTTCTTGTTTCAATAAAGAAACTATATCAAAAGTAGTACATCTTCCAACGGTATTTAATATATGCTGAGATATCAATATTGTGATATCGTAAATGGTAAGGAAGTTATGGTGCATTTCTATCTTAGCCATTCCATCAGCAATGTTTCCCAATATCTGAGATCTATCTAATCCTATAGACATAAGATGAGACTTATAAGCTTTATAAGCTCTTGATCTTCTAAATCTGGCAATGCAGTTTGTAATGAAAGATTTATAAGCATCCATATCCATTAAAGACTCTCTTGTATTGTAAAAATAAAGAGGACCATCGGATGGACCGAACCATACCATAGGATTCTTATCGTTATATTTTATATATTCTTCTGCAAGATAGACATCATAATCATTCACATCCGCTATCTTTGTATCATTATTATAGACAACTAAATCATTGCTCATATACAGAATTCTCCAATCTAAACAACTTTAATTATACGATTGTTCTCACTTCTAAGTAATTAATGTCTATTTTATTAAAAGGAGAAAGATGTTTTATGTGTGGTAAGTTTTATAAAATGATTGGTCTAGAAGGAGTTAGTCAAGATGTTCAGGAACAGTTACGGAGTTATATCAATGAAGCTTTTGATGCTGATATTATGTTTAAGACATTTCCGTACATGAGTATTGAGAAATTCAAATTCAAACCAGACATCAATGATAAGACATTCTTATCTGTAACAGAGATCAGAAATGAACCTTTGAATTATAAAGAAAAAGAGTTAAATTTTGAGATTGATGGATACACCTTCAAGATGAAGTTTATCAACTGGGCAGCTCTTAGATTACCGGAAGATGAGCATAGTATGAATCTCATCAAAGAATTCAGATAATACAAATAGTTGGGAGCGATTTATATGAATATTGAAAAGGTTTATACAGACAATCCACTATTGGATGAGATCGTATATAACTGTAAACAGCTCGCTATCGGTACAGTTCTGAAAGATCAGACTCGTGCCGATAATGAAGAAAGTGCTGAATCTTTAAACGCTGGAGATGCATACGTTGCTATCAAACAGCGATATATAAACTTCAGTGCATTCTATTACGATAAAGAATTCTTATCAAACTTCCCAAACATCTCTGCGGAAGATGCAGAAAAGTATTCTGTTGATAATGAATTGATTCCTGTAGAATTGAGAAAACAGATTTTAGATGTTGCATGTAAAGAGTTCTTGGACACATATGTCGAAAAGAACAACTACTATCGTATGCTTAATGGAGAACCGAATTACGATAGACTTGTTACATACGATGGATTATATGTAGATTTCAATACAATCAATAATGCTCCATCGAATATCAAAGTTTCAAAGTTCTACAGAGACACACCTGGAACGGATTATAGATTGATTCATCAATTGGATATAGGAATGATTGAAGTGTTATATGATAATGGCTTCATTGATTCTTTATTTGATCCTGCTAAGATGAAATCGTTGGATGTAGAGTATAAGGATATAGAATATCTAAAGCACATTGGTAATCGAAAGATCGATTACTATACTTCCCGTTCAGCAGAAAAGTTTGGATTGATCTATTGTCCGGATTCTGAAGCAGTAGAAGTAAAGAATAAGTATAAAGATAAGCTGGAAGCAAATAGAAAGTATATGCTTTATACAATTTACTCGGATGCTTATAAGATCAACTCAGAAAACTATGATAATTTCATGATGGTTTTCTTAGTTTTACAAACTGTAGTAGATCTTATCGTAGAACTTCCAGACTACGTTATCAGAAGAGATGTGTTTGATTCTCGTACTTGCGAATACATCTTTGAATCTAATGGTGTAAAGTACTTTAGAGATATTCCCCTTATCTATCAGATTGCATTGGTAAAGAACTTGAACAAATTGATCAAGTTCAAATCTTCCGATAAATGTATTGTTGATATTGTATCAGTATTTGGAGTTCCTAATATCAAAGTATTCAAGTACTATATCTTGAAAGACAGAAATGTCAACAATGAAATCGACAATGAATACGTTGCCAATGATAATATTGATAAGGACTATACTCTAAAATTCATCAAAGTTCCTATCATGGAAAAATATGATGATTATATCAGAACCAATAACAACATTATCACTTATGATGCTATGACAGAAAGTGATAGACATTGGATTGGAGATAAAGAGTATAATATAATCAAGTCTAATATCAAGAATATGGACTTTACCGTACTTAGATCGAAGTATTATTCTGTAGAAGCATTGATCGATCTTACTAAGAGAAACTTTATATTGGTTTATTTTATGAATATCCTCTTATACAATAAGGTGGATAAGTCTAAACTATTGGTAAACTTACCCAATATATCTACCAGTAAGAAGTTTGAATTGGTTGATGTAATCATCTTCTTATACTCTTTAGGATATTTGTATTATGGTATTGAAGATACTATAATGGACTCCAGAAAGAAGATTGCTGAAGTATTAGGATTTAATACAGAAGCAGATCTACAAGAGATTGCAAACTATCTGAATACTCATTTCGATGGTCTTACTTTAGAAGAACTTGGTGTAGAAGGATATACAATTCCTAAAGCTAATGGTAACAATGAGATTCTTTCTTTTAAACAATTAGAGAATCTGTATTTTACTAATACAAAGATCTATAACCATGTAAGAAAGATGCTTATAAATCCTCCAAATAAGAGAATCTATGATGCTTATAAATACATTTATAAATCACTATTCATTATGAAGTGTAATATGGATTACTATAAGCTCAGTAATGGAAACATGGCATCAACATACAGGCAATTCTTACAAGAGAAGGATCCATTGCTGTATGAAACGCTTTCTAACCTTCTAAAAGTTACCAATCTCTCTGCAAGAAGAGAAGCTGTTGTAAATACTATCCAATCTACAATTCAGTATTTGAAAGATTATGTGAATAGAGATATCGTAAATCTCGATGATGTCTTTGCCGGATTACCATCTATCTCTTTAGACTTCATAAAGAAGTATGTTGAAGAAGTTATAGACTTCTTCAAATCTTTCAAGATCTTTACACACGATTCATCTATTCTGTATACGTTTTCCGATAAGTTTGAGAACTATGTACAATTAGTAGAATGGGTATTGTTCTTATACAAGTTTGATAAATCTGAATTTGTTCATGTGGAAGACTGGATTGGGAAGTCAACTGTATCTGGTATACAGAAGGATAGGTTAGATACTATTGATAAGATTTGGATGGAATTTGATACTTGGGTTGAGCATAACTTTAAAGAGTATTATGAATCTGAAAGGTATAAAGATCTTACAAATAAGATTCGAGATGAATTGACGTACAGTTCGCATTTCTATGTGAATGAAACTGATATCGAAAATGTTTTCAACAAAGATACTTTAAGCATTATCATGATTGATCTTCTAATGGCTGAAAAGTATGAGATTGGAGAGAATATAAGACTTGTTCACTCTAAGCAGCTGGAAGAGTATGTAAAAGATTCTATCATTGATCTTATTTACGCTCTTCATATCGATATTACTCCAGATGATAGATCTGAAATGAGAGATGAACTTACTACCACATGTAGAGAATACTTTAAGTATAGATACCAATTTGGATCTAGAATTGATAGTATGAACGCTATAGAAAATAAGAAGGATATTTATGCTATCCTTGATGAATGCTACATGATTCGAACCAATAAATAAGCATAACCGAAACATTTAAGTAAATATTTATAAGAATAATGGAGGATTAAATGAATAAGAAATTATCATTGTTTGATTTTAATAAATCTGGAGATACAGCATCTATTGTAAGAGAAGGAAATTCTGGAGCAAGAGATTGGAATACTGAAGTAATCTTTAAGGATCTTGATGGAAACCACATTCTTACTACCCACAATAAGGTTGTAATTGCCGGTTCTCAGTTAGTTGCTCAAAAGGTATTTGATCTGGAAGAGTTGGTTGCATTACCTACTTATAATACAGATCTTGGTTTAGATAACTCTGTATCTACTCAGCCTACAAATAATACTAAGGTGGTATTATTCTGCTGCGGTACTCAGGGTTGTGGATTGGAGAACTCTCAGGTTAAGCCTGTAAAGTATACTGGAAGAATTGCTCCTACTGATGATTTGATTCCTTTCCGTTATCAGCTTCCTCAGAATGATATTTCTGATGAATTGAGACATAAGTACTTTGGAAGAAAGGCTACTCAGAGTAGAGTTGCTTACTACTTCAAGGGATTTGAGACCGCACCTACAATGAAGGCTAGATTCGTTGACGGTACTGTTATTGATTCCACTCTGTATAACGTAAACAACAATACAGATGCGGAGTTATTTGTAGAGATGTCTCTTAGAATCACTAAGGAAGACTTCAGAGATTACTTCAAGGCTACTACTGGTATCAATGATGCAAAGGTTAACTCTTTATCTCTTTGCACTGCTTGGTATACAGAAGACGGTGGATACAAGTACTATCAGGATATCAGACCTTTCACTCAGCTGAACATTCCTAATGAGTCATTGATCGATCTCACCAAGGGAATTGACATCACCTATCACATCTACTTCTAATAGAAAGGTTGTAGTATGGCAAATAGAGTATCGAAGACTATAACAGATCAAGCTTTATTGTCAGAATTACTATCTCTTAAGTCTGAAGATGTGACAGCTACTTACATTTATAATCTATTTGGAAAATTCAATGGGGTTACTCGCTGTAACCCCTATGATATTATTTCTATCCCTCCAGGTTCTTATGGTTTAGGAAATAAAAAAAATAAAAACTCATTCATTACCACTGTTGGTATCTGGGTAATGAATAAGTGGATGTTTGAAGTTCCTGGAATGTTTGAACTCTTCCAATATAAGAATGAGAACTTTACTTCTGATACCCTTGGTGCTATCAATAAAGAACTCTCATTTGCTTTGATGGAGGATAGAATTAATGTAGAGGATATGAAACAGTTCCTCATGAAGACCCAATTGGTTATGCAATTCTGTACAGCCTTTTCTCCTAACTATACGGAAGCAACGATGACTCTGTCTAGGGTTATAGAGAAAAAGAAGAATAAGCTCATTAAGGAAAACAAGGAAGCTTTAGAAGCTGGAGATACCTTGGTTGCAGATAAGATAGAAAAAGAACTGATAGCATATGCTATGGAGGTTTTAGGCGATGATCCATTCTTAGACACCTTCCTATCTGGAGCCAGAGGAAATATAAATAACAACTTCAAGAATATGTTTATCTGGAAAGGTGCTACAAGAAATCCAGATCCTAATGCTAAGAATCCGTTCATGATTGCTACATCAAACTATATGGATGGAATCAAACCTGAAGAGTATTCTTTATACTGTAACTCTGGTATCGAAGGAGCTTACTCCAGAGGTAAAAAGACTGAGGATGGTGGTTACTTAGAGAACCTTGCAACCAGAGCTTATCAGGATATCATTTTAGATAAACCTGGTACGGATTGTAAGACTGATAGATGTATCAAAGTTACTATCACAAAAGACAACTTTACTAGATATATTTACAATAATATTGTAACTGGATCTGGTAATCTTGTAGAGTTGAACTCTCAGAATGCTAAAGATTACTTTGGTAAAACTGTAAAGATGAGAATGGCATACTTGTGTAAAAATGAGAAACCTTGTGCAGCATGTGCGGGAAACTTCTATTACAAACTTGGAACAACAAATGTTGGTCTGACGTTAATGCAGGTATTCTCTATCTTTAAGAACAAAGCTATGAAAGCATTCCATGATTCTACCGTTAGTCTTACAGAGATAGATACAATGAAAGCTTTTGGATTAAAATAAGAAAAAATAAAACAGGGTATGGACTTCCGTGTCCATACCCATATTTATTTTTTAGATTACATATTGGTGTTTGGTAAACATTATAAGAGGAACTCCCTCTTTGCTTCTGGCATTATCATATCCTCTTTTGTTTACTTTATCAAAATCTATATGCATAAACTTTCTCCTCTTTTGTTTTCTCTAAACATACCTTTACGCATATGAAGGAAATGCTCTTAGCTCTGCCGTAATATATTCATCGAATTTTGGAAAGTCTTTCAAACTATCCGGAGTTATTCCCTCCATCTCAACAATATCATTAGCTACACGCATCAACCATGACATATCTGATGGCTCTCCCATAACATCAAATTTGGTTTTCTTATCATGGAAGATGATATCACCATCTCTATGCATTATGGCTGATAGATATAAATGGTACCGTATTAAGTTTACCAACACACTTCTTCCTTTCATTTACTGCGAAGAATGTGCCATATTGTCTTCGTTTTTCTGTTATTCTTTCCATCTGAAATCTCCTTTTCTGATATCATTATCCATACAGATAATATCGGTATGATACGGTAATTTATTGAATGCTTTGTTCATAGCATCTTGTGTTTCTTCAGATTGTCTAACAACATACGGAAGCATATACCTTTCAAAGAAATACAAAATAGTGTTCACCTCATCACGGAAACCATCCTTAAATCCAATAATGAATACTCTGTATAGATCATGCTCTTTATCACGGATTGTAACCTGTCCAATTCTTGCCATTGAGAAATAACGTAGTTCGATCCTATAACCATCAACATATTTAACAAAAGACTCTCCACCATCGATCGTCTCTGTGAACTTCCATGTATCATTGATATAAGAATTCATGATAGATTTTTTCGTTTCAAGTTCATCGCATTCATCATCAAACTTTGCCCAGCATCTAAAAAATTCTTCAATACCAGCGGATAAACACTCGATATCTTCAGATGATATAATGTCTTCCTTATTATCTGTAATGGTTTTGCTAAACTTCATAATATCATCTCCAAGAATATTATCGAATCTATTATAAAGCTCATTATCTATCATATTATTTTTGTAAAAAAGTGTATGTATACCCCTCTCAAAGCCATTTTTCATGATCGTGATGTCCAGCCATGCATCATTATTTCTTGCAAACACTATACGCACAATCGGCATATAATACCTGTGACCAAACATTGCTGATGCTGAGTATTTTTTATCATCAGAAATATTAAGAACATATTCCTTTAAGCCTTCTTCTATTGTATCCATCTACTTCTCCTTTCATTTCTTATAGAGAAATCTAAATCAATTGCAGTATTTATGGTAGTTTCCGGATCTTTTCATTCCTTCCATTTAACCACCGTTATCCTTTCGTACAAAATGTAATTTGAGAACATCGTTTAGATTATTTTGTAATTCTTTTATATGCTGACACATATCGCTAAACCTAATTAATCTACAGGTTTCACTATATTTAGATCCTTCCCATATTCTTTTAACATGCTCATCACAGAAATGTGACAGAACCTGTTTAAATATGAGGTTTATAAATGATGATCCGTTTAGTGCTACGGATTCAATGGTACCATCGTTCATAAGATATACATGGATAGTGATATCACGACAGGTTATAATAATTATCGGATGTTCATCATCATAACTGATATCTTTAAAACAATGGACAGTTTGTACATTTGTAAACTGATTAGCTCGATCATATAATTCACACACAGAAGTTTTTTTGATATGATCGAGCTCTCTCAATAGTATATCCAATTCAACATCGCTATTTAGCATTCGTTTAACCTCCTTGGATTACCAATAAGCATTGATCTAATCACCATAGTTTTAAACGTCACCATAGTTTTAAACGGCTCAGCATCAAAATATATATCTCTAGTCAAGATGATTCCACCATCATTCAGAATATAGCCAGTTGTCTTGCCACCAAGCTCATAAATAATTTTCCCAACTACAGTTCTATCATCTCCATCGATTTTGCACCCTCTATCATTTCCAGAATTTTGCAAATTAACTATAAGACCTATTTCTCTAAAACTGATATCGGGTGGTATATAAATTTCATCATCAATCTGAACGGTATTGTGTGGAACAAGATATCTGTTGATTACATTGGATATCGTCAACAGCTCATCTTTAACCGCATTACCCAATGCAATACGATTTTCTTTACTGAACCCATCGGATAAGCTAAAAGCTTTACAGGCATTAACCATATCCACAATATATTGCAGATATGATTTATTGGATCCATTAACGATCTCATTATAATCCAATAAAGACTCTGGACCAACCTTAATGGCTCCATTGGAAAATATTTTAAAATCGTGTAATTTTTCAACAGATCCATCATCATTAACAGTCTTACGGTATATATCGACCACCGGATTTTCTCCGTTCTTCAATGTCCCAAAACCCCAATTGCTAACATCTGTATCGATTTTACAACATATGCATTGTCCTACGGTCTTAGTAATCTTCATTTTTCATTCCTCCTATTTCAACTTAGTTGAAAGTATTATGAGCAATTATGCTAGGAATATCGATACCAAGATATTCTCTTCCTATTACGGTAACCTTATCGACAATTTCGCTAAACGTGAGAATGCTAAGCGTTTTGTTTGAATCGAAAATGATTCCGCCGTCATTCAAGATATATCCCTCAGGGCACTTTTCATTTCCTAATGTAACTTTACCAAATATGAATCTATCATCACCTTCGATTTTACAAAAATTATCATTACACTCGGATTTCTGCAAAGTCAGGGTATGGTTAGATCCGTCAAAAATTATATTCAGAGCTGTAGAAATCTCCTCATCTTCTTCGATCTGTACGATATTGTGTTGAATAGGGCATTCTTTAATGAAGTTCACGCCTCGTAATATCGATTTTCGAGCCATATCCAGAATATCGTTTATATTTTCCTTATGCTTAATATCGTCATACAATTTGCAAAAACTCGCTATATTACCAATAATTTGCAGATATGTTAAGTCGGTCAACCTATTTGCAATTTTCCTATTGTAATCTAATATTGCATATGGAGCAACATTAATCGATCCGTCAGCAAAAATTTCGAAATCATTAAGAGTTTCAACAGAACCATCATCTTTTATAATTTTGCGATAGATGTTTACTATAGGAGAATCTTTATTTGTAGACGAACCAATCTCCTCTTCATTAACATCACAAAATGGGCATTGTCCGACAGTTTTAGTAATCTTCATTTTTCATACACCTCCAAACACATTAATTGTTTACTGAGCAAATATCTATTAAAGCTTTTTCGTAAGCTTCATCGACATCTTCAAAATATTTTTCAATATTTTGATAACTCACTTTGCAGATTTTATGAACTACCTCTATCAAAAATCTAAACTGTAATCTGCTTAGCTTATATGGTCCACTGCCACCAAAAACAACTCTACCATCTCTAAAAATAAACGCATATATTCTATCTCCATTTTCAGAACAAAATTGTAGATTCAATATTGGCTTATCTTCAAAGATATTTCTACGGTTGTACTTAGCATCTTTATCTACTACAATAGAACCAGTAAGATCACCATTATAGATAATTGTATATCTCTGGCCAAAATCTTCAGTAGATCCTCTAAACTGGATATCATTGAACTTTGCATGCATCTTTTCTTCTAAATATTCTAGATAGTGCTGTTCCATATCAATGCTAAATTTGTTCTTATAATAAGTAATTATATTCAATATGGAAAGATAATGCAGCATGGTAGTATCTTCAATAAAATTATAAGGAAACTGATCAATTTGTGTATATCTGCACATAGATACATTTTCCATAAACTCCACGTCTCCATTACTATAAAAGACGATATCTTTATGAACATCGTCTTCTTTATTGTTGTATTTTCTAGATATGGTAGTTACGGGGTATATCTTATCAGATTTACTATTAACTTCTCCTTTCCAATTATCGATCAATATAGTAAATGGCAATCCTCTTTTAAATTTTTTCATGTCATACCTCATTAACATTGTTGATAATATTGCATCAGATTGACTATATTCATAATATTCTGTCCCTATCTAATACGGTCTCTAAATTTTCTACATACATCCTTAATAGCTTCGCTATAAGCTTCGTCTTTTAAAAATTGAATCTAGTACATTAATGTACTAGATTCTTTACTTTTTGATTTAGAAAACATTATACGATTGGTCTATGAAGTCTATAGAATTGAAAGCGTTTGTCATTTTCTCGTAATCTTTAACACCGTCATAATAATATGGAACAATAATATCATCAACCAATATAAATCCAAACTTTTGTAACTCTTTTTCACTTAGCATAACAACAACCTCCTATACATTTATTACCTTTCTTCGCTTATACTAAAATCAATTATTAACACCATCTGTCTATATAGACTTTTATTTTACGGGCAATACCATGGATATCAAATGTATCACGTAGATATACCACCATATCATGCTCACTTTTATTCGGATCACTAATAATATTGGATAATTCGTTAAAAATGCTTATAAATGATATAGTGTTTAGATCGATACAATTATCACCATATTGTCTAATATTAGAAATATCCCCATTAGAACCAAATTCTATTATTAATGTATCGTCTGTTTTTCCGGAATCCTTTATAAATTTTAATCGACATTTCTTTAGCCCATTTATACCCATAACACAAGCTTCTACATAGTTTACAGTACCCAATGGTACATCTTCGCCGGTATATATAATGTAATCACAGTCAAATGTATCTTCTATAACCGGTGAAATATTTATTTTGAAATATTGTATAAGAGATTGTAAAGACATTTTACCGGTTTCTACATATTTCATCACCTTTTTGGATTCATTTAACAATCGTGCAATTCCTGCACTTGAAAGAATACACCCTCTATCATTATCATCTATTTTAAAACAGAACGTATCATTTACCTTATAGATAAATTCACTACAAATAGTTTTATTACTGATAATTGATTCTCCTCGTAATAATATTGTGTATAAAATATTATTTTTGGAGTCCGGTTTATCGTTTATTGTGATAATACATTTATGAATAACCATAAATAAACCTCCGCAAATACATCATTAATTTTCTTCAGTATTTTTACAATTTCTGATTTCCCAATCCTCAAGCACTCGTGTAATACCAGATTTTAAATATTCATTGATAATAATCTTATCTATGAATTTTCTCTCTTTCATCACTTCGTCTATAAACCTCTGAATATCGTCTTTTAAAAATTTCATAAATGTATCTGGCTCATTCTCAAAGTAGTCATTATTACCATCAGCAAAACTTTCATAATCATATCCTGTTTTGTATATATCCAAAATGAGAGCAACGGAATATTCCTTTGCGAATGTAATTTTTATGATAGTACTAGTTTCGAACTCTACACATGCATTACTACTAGTAATATCATTCTTGTCATAATAATACCAAACAACTTTCTTTCCTCTTTTCATTACAGAATCTATTCCTCTGTGTCGTTTCATATATAACATTTTTCCTCCAGATAGCATTTTACAATAAATTTGCAAGTTTTTGAAAAATATAAGATGTTGTAATGGGAAATGGTTATCTTTTCCAATTACAACATATGCTTATTATTTTTTCATCACATAATTTAAAATATTAGACAGGTCCCTTTCAAGACCATCTTTACGAGCACGCATCTTATCCTTATCAAGATAATATCCGTCATCATCTATACAATTTTCGACAAATATATTCAATGTTTTCGAAACATTATCAAAATAATCCACTTCCGACGCATTCTTAGGGAAATCTTTTGGTTGATAAATGTAGAAGTGTGCATTTTTCGTAAACCTTGCAATCAGTTCATTATTATAAAGAACTGTAGCTATAGTGATACCATCCGGAACCGCTAGCGTGTCCAGTGTACAGCAGATGTCTTCATTTTTATCTTGATTATTAATATACTCTTCTTCTGAGATCTTTTCTCCTTTTTTGTTATAGAATTCTATAGCATTTCTCATAACAGGTTTATCGTTTCTCCGCACTAAATCTTCTAGCATACTCAAGCAGTTATATTCCGCATCTGAAACATCCTCATCGAATTTATACAAGATACCGCTAATCTCCTCATCAATGTTATATCGTTGCTGTAACACTGCACCTATATCATCTGTAAGATGTTTAAGATTGTTTTCAAATATCACTTTATCATCTATATTTAGACTATTCTCGATAAAGTTCCTAACCAAGATAGCAATCTTTATATCATCAAGACCACTAAACGATGTGAATTTTACCGATTCATCCTCCCAGATATATATATAACCATGATGTCCTCCAACCGATATTAAGATAAGCGGATCACCGTTTGTTGCATTATAATTTATACTATACGAAACTCCCATATTCTTTTCCTCCCTATTATTTTTATATTCAATTTCATCTTTGTTATAATTCATATTTATTTTCTCCTTTATTTCTTGTATATATAGTCGATTGATTTAATTATACGATCAATTCCAGGTTTAAGATAAAACTTAATCACATCGTCTGTGATAGGTTTATCGTTATTCATTATCTGGTCTATAAATCTCTGAATATCTTTCTTGATATAGTAATCAATCTTTCTTTCAGTGACCTCTTTCAATCTATGGATATAATATTGACTGGAAACAAGTTTCCATATATTAATTCCACAAAGTGGTAAGTATTTTGGTGGTTTAAGATTAGAATGACAAAACTCTATATTTACACTATCATTATATACTTTAACCACTGCTAATGCTCCACCATATTGATAATAAACCTCCTTTTTAGGTTTCTCGGCTGGTTCATTATTAACGGTATTATCCGATTTCCGCTGCTGATGTTCATCTAGTTCTTGACATTTTTTATCTTTTATCATCTTGCACAGCTTCATGATATAATCATAAAGAACGTCATTGTGTTGTAGTAACGCCTTTAAAGGTTTTCCTCCTTCTCGTAAATATCCTGTTATAGTTTTGATAGATATTCCTATGGTTTTAATCTGATCTATCATCTCTGTCGTTAGCGTTAGGTTTTCATCAACGTTCTTAATAGATCCATCTTGCATAAAATCAAATACATACCTATCGTCACAAAGAATAGATATAACCGGATCGGTTATATCTGTTGAATCATAATATTCAAACTTTACGTTTGCGATTATCATATTTTCCTCCTTAGAATATATTTAGTTTATAGACGTGAGATACTCACATATGACACTTAACAATCTCTGAACCACATCTTTCCCATGCTCAGTTAAAATGCCATTATTAAAACACGTATCTTTGTACAAATCCGATACACAACTTACTTTATCGAGCATATTAATGGATTCCATGTCAAGCATATTTTTACTATCATTGACATGATAAGTTTTTCCAGAGGAATCCATCTCAAAAATTACAACACCGTTAGCCGTTACAGATGCTATCACATCCATAGGATTTCCTGTTAGATTATAATTAACGCATGATATTCTCATATATACACCCCTAAATTAATAATAATTATTTACTCGTTTTTATTATAGTAAAAACGAATATTTCCTAGATGCTTCATCCGGTACATATCTCATAACGTTATCAAACCTTTTTGACGCAAATAGGATAATATTATAAATCCAGCTATCAGATCTGGTTATTCCGGATTTTTCTGAAGTTACTGTTATATATTCGGAAATTTCAGCAAGCTTTTTCATATCACCCATATCAACGCCTTTAGATCTAAATACTATCGATCCTCCTGTATATACAACATAATCCGTTTTAAATGTATTTCCACTAATGTGACCTATATTTATCAGAGGATCTTCTATATGTATAACACACATAGTTTCATTATATTTATTTTCCGATTCTTCTTCATCACAAGAACTGTACTCTATATCATATATACCTTTCGGTAAATATGTGTCTAAATATGTATACAGAAATGATATTACTTCTGAAACGCTTAAATTTCTAAATTTATTACCATCATTGGAAGTATTCAATACATCCAAAATTGTGCAAATTATATTGTAAAATTTTGGTATATTAAAACTGTATCTTGAATATGAATAACTATCTCTAAATTCAATATGTCCATTATAATAAATAGAAATATCTCGCTCTCTTCGATTGTTTACTATCCTTTCTATACTGACAATTGGGTCAGATTTAATATGTCTTTCATCACATATTGTATACGTGACCATATGCCATTTTTTGGATAAAATAAATTGTTTTATATTCATAATTCCTCCATATCTATTCAATGTACACCATTTTGCAAGTATCATTTTTCTTTTGTACAATTTCAGATTTTATCATTCTCGTTTTATTAAAATAATATGCATCATATGTGAGCACGTTAACAACATATGTTAGTGTGTCATCATCATTAGTATAAATATAATTATAATCCGATAGATAAATCATTCTAGTAATATCCATTAACAATTTTACCATACGTGCCTGTATGTTACGGTTTCTGACTATTAACTCTCCTTTCCGAAATATTATAAAATCGCTCTCATAACGTCCATCACCACATCGATGACCGATTGCTATAGTATCGGTATTTTTCAATGGTATCGATGAGGAAATGTTTGGTTGTTCTTTATACTTCATAATCACACAATCAACCAAATACCTTCCATCAGTATCAGTCATAGAAACCGGTTCAGATAATAATATTTTTGGAGAATGCTTAATACGATACATAGAATCTAGAAAAACTTCTATCATTTCTACATATTTTGAAATTCCACCACTTTTTCTATTCTTTCTAGCAATTTCTACAAGATTCATAAGAATTGTAAAATTGTTATAAAAATCACCAATATTAGAACACTTACTCTGTGTTGCTATCCCAAAAGGATTACATACAGAAATGTCACCGTTTAGGTATATAATGATATCTTCCACTCTAGTATCATACTCTATGTGTCCAAGAGTAATAAACGGAAGAGTATTATATTTCGGATAACGATCGTTGATCATATCATCATACACGCTAATCGTTTTATAGAATTTATATTTTTTATGATAATCTTCTATTAATTCTATAGCCATTATAAATCCTCCTTTATTTCTCCAATAATTTTTCATAACTTGGAATATTTCGTTTTAATTTTTCAATTATACCATATTTGTCTGAATCCGATGTTGATCTTCTTACGATATCGACATATTCTTTTATGATATTGGAAATTACGTTCTCAAATTCAGGGTATTTAAAAATTCCACCACTATCTGTTAAAAACTCAACTTTTCCGGTTACGTATATTTTTGTAATCGGATCACTATAGTCATACAGTTCTACTATTGGGACTTCATTATTACTGTACGAATTATTTACAACAATAGTAACCTCATGTTTAATCCTTTTTCTAGCCATAAATATACTACCTCCTAAAAATATATTTTCATTATCACTAATATAATATCTAAATATTCTAGTTAGAATATGAATTTAAACATGGCATCCGAGAAAAACAGCAAAAAATAAAGATGGAGAAGAACTCCATCTTTATCTTATTTATCCCAGAATCTTCCTACTCTTCGGGATAATATACTTTATATAATTATCTAAATATTCTAGACGATTCTGATTAAATCGAGCTAACGTTACCAGCTTACGAAGCTTCATGAGTACTTCGAACATTTCCTCGCCATCATTGTCTAATGAAAAACGGATAACATTTTCGAAGAAATATATTTCACCATCACTAAATATGATAAAATCTTTCTCCTTATTACCGCTATCATCATAATGAGATATTTCGATAGTGCTTAAGTTTTCTCGTGGTTTAGTATCGTTTGGACCACCCCGATCTACAACGTCTACGTAGACATCGTATTCTTTAGCGGTATCGATATCTGGTCTTTGACGTCCTTCAATATCCAATATATTTTGTATCCTACAGATGTTTATAGATTCGGAGCAACATGACAGAAACATGGAGATTGTACGAACCATTGCTAAGAATGAATTCTCATCATTATTTATTATAGTTTTCCTAGCTCCTCTACAAACACCTATAATTCTCTCCAATGTTGGGTATATTGTATGTGTAATATGGAAAAAGTATTTATCCATATTATACGCTGTCATTACATACTGAGTGCTAAACCGTATCTCTCCGTTTAGATATATTGAAATATCAGCATCATTACTATTTCGATATATCGTTACAAAAGGAGTTGTATCAAAATCCTTTTTGGCTAACATATCTTTGTCTATGCTGAAATTAAATTCTTTAAAATCTTTTTTCATTTTAAATCCTCCGCATAATGATATCCCGTTACAGTTTCTGTCGAATATTCCATGAGTAGATTTTTAATCTGCTCATATGTATCCGGATCTTTATCCCTATCTATACTGTTGAGATGCTTATTCATTTCAGAAGCATCGAGTAAATATGGCAGAATATAGTCTCCAGCTTCTCGTATACTCCTGGTTGTGTAACTATATTTAAGCTGCTTCTGATAGAAATAGATTTCTCCACCAGGTCCCAATACGAAATCTGTAATTAGATTGTCGTATATATAGTGGCATATCTCCACAAAAGTATTTTGTGGATCTGAGTTTGGCATCTTTGTAAAGTGCCATTCTCTGAACCGATGAGTTGTTGTTGGCTCTGGTCTATCATACATTATTGGAGCCTTTATAGAATCGGGATAAATTTCTTTTGAGCAGATATCTTTTAGCATCGATTCTATAACTATAGCAGCATCCGAAAATGTGTCAAATCTATTAGATCTAATCCATCTAATTTCAGAACACATTTTTATGATATTGATAAACACATTCAAGAACTGTGGATTGGATTGCTTGTAAAATTCAAAGCTGCATTCTTGCCCAAATACGATACGGTAATTTAAGAATATTGTAATATCATCTATTCTCTTACCGTTTTCTTCGTGATATAATACCACAAAAGGAACATCTTTAAATTTCGGCCACTTTGTTAGCATATAACTCGTATTGATATCGTATGATGGAAAAATTCCTTTCATATATTCACCTCTTTCTTTAAGATTCTATTATATTCATGCCGTATTCAAGAACTCTTAAGAACCCGTCGTAGCTTATAGTACATGGTTCTTCTGCAAGAATATGACCGTTGGCGAGAATATAGAATATGGCTCCCTCTACATCTATCTTCGCCAAATGACAGTATCCGTAGATACCTTTATCCGTTTTGATTTGGATAGCTTCTCTTTCGGATACATTGATTGCTGGAATAATAGTGTTAATCGGCTTAAACTCACACTCAATTGTTCCTTCAGAAAACAATTTCATGCTGCGTTCTAACACGTATATCATAGAAGTGAAGTATTTGAGATTTGCATTGTTATCGCCCACACACTTAAGCATTCCTATAGCCATGACATACCAGTTGTATACGTCATTATGGTTATTTGCGAACTCGTGGTGGAATAAAGCTAACTGGTTTTTGATACTCACTGTTCCGTCATAACCGATAACAACATCTTCAACTCTGTTTCCATCTTTGTCAATGTGACCAAGATTAACTAATTTATCAATATCATAATCGATCCGGTTATCAATTTTTACATATCCCACCATTACAATTGCTTCTTTAGACATAAAAATACCTCCTTAAAACACACCTTTATTATCATATATAGTATATCTAAGTAACCAGACATGTTTTTAATTAAAATAACCCGACATCTGAGAAAACAGCAAAAAATAAAGATGGAGAAGAACTCCATCTTTATTTAAATTTAATGACCAACATAATTACCATATTTCAGCAGATGCTGGAAAGTTTCAAAGCTGATAGTGCATGGTTCTAACGATATAATATGACCGTTAGCAAGGATATAGAAGGTATAACCTTCTAATGTTATCTCTGCCAGATGAACATATCCACAGATACTCTTTTCGCATTTGATATTGAAAGCTTCTTCTGCAGATAAATTAACAGCCGGAATCTCTGTCCCGACAGGTTTGAATTCGAATTCAGTCATTCCATCAGAAAATGATTCCATGGTACGTCTCATTGTGTAGAACATTGAATCACGATACTCTCTGTCGATCGTATCGTTCAACAGCACATACCTCATCATACCGATGATAGAAATATACCAGTTGTATACATCACTACGGTTATTTGCAAACTCGTGATGAATTAGGGCTAACTGGTTTTTAATATTTACTAAACCATTGGAACTAATAACGATATCAGAAATTCTGTTTCCTTCGCTATCGATATGACCAAGATCGGCGAAGATAATATTATTGTATTCGTTGATAATGTTATCAATTCTACCATAACCTACTCTTGCAATTGCTTCCTGTGACATAATAATTACCCCTTTCTCCATCCTTATTCGATCAATCACTGTTTTTCGGAAATAAGATCGATTAATTCGTCGAAACAGCATGACCGCTCATCCTTGATATCTATTATCATAGATATATAATTTCTCAGTAATGACGACATTTCCATTATCTTTTCAAACTCATCAAATTGTACCGTATATGTACTATTAACAATAACATTTCCACTCCTTAAGATATAGAAAACACTATTGTTGGTTGTGTACTTGAGCACCGGACATAAAAAAGCTCTCTCTGTCATTGTATCTATCAGATTATTCAATTGATCTAAATCTGCTTTATCGTTTGTAATTGGTATATCCGCATCGTTAATAAATGGATGACTATCGTACGATGCAATCTCATACGGAACAACCTTTTCGAACAGATATTTTATAGAACCCACAAGAGAATTATAAGTAAATTCATCCAAATCCAAAAAACCTTTTGACACTATATATTTCGCTTTATGGATGATAGAAACGATAAACGATGTAAACTCATTACATTCAAAAGGTTCATACGTCTTGAATGTATCGTTTTCGGCTTCCATTGTTACCGAACCAGTTATCCATATTTTTATATCAGACTTATATTCTTTTCCTTCAAGATGTCCGATATCTGTAAATGGTACAGAGGGATCGGCAGCACGGTATTCGTTATAGTTCATAACTTTACATGCTGTTTTAAAAAAATTCCTTTCAATGTTACATTTTGTCTCCATAAAATTACCTCCGTAAAATACATACACTATTATATCACTAATATAATATCTAAATAATATGTATCATGATCTGTAAAAATAAAGATAGAGAACTTCTCTATCTTTATTAGTTAATTTTATTCCTAAATAAGTTTAATCGCTTCGTCTATATAGTAATCGTGATAGTTTAAGTTATAGCGATACGTGGCCGTATGTAGTAAAACTGTATTAGCTAGTGTGATCAGTTTTATAAATTCATCAAAATTTACACTGGCAGGATTATTATCAGACAACATTATACCACCGTATGGTAAAATATAAAATGATTTTTTGCTAATATTAGATTTCATCATTACTACCGGTTCCCACCTGCTATCCTTACTGATTATTTTTTCTAGAGTCTTTTTATCACACTTGTTTTTTGTAATTGGTATCGTTTTATCATCGATGATAGTATCATATTTGTAAGATAATATTATATCCGGTACACTCTGTTTGAGCTGATTATTTAGCATATGGGTAATGGATATGTATGAAAACTTATCGATGTTATTATCGGTAATGTATTTAGTAACATGTATAGCCGAAACGATAGACTTTTCTAATGCCCTCCAATCATCAGATGATGCCCATATATTAAACATACTCAAATTGGAATGTATATTGACATGGCCATCTAACCATATACTTATATCGGGTTTACAATATCCGTCATCTATATGCCCAATAACAATAAACGGTTTCAATAATTTATTATCGCTAATAAATTCTTTATAATCCATAATATCAAAGTACGATTTAAAGAATTTATCGGCATTTTCTATAGGAACCTTCATATATCCTCCAATACATATAAAATTAACATTTCACAGATTCTAATAGTGATAAATATACAATAAATGATATATTCGTATTAGCCCATTCAACACTTTCTTTTTCTAATGTATTTAATTTCTTAAACATTTCTGATAATACTGTTAGAAATTGTATAATATGTGGAACATTATTTCTATCGCGATCCGTATGATTATAAATCACTTTGTGTTGATAAAAACATATTTCTCCTTTTGAGTTTATAACAAAATCAAAAACCGTACTACAATTAGAAGTATGCCCTATCATTAAATGATTATGGAATGGGTCGTTTGTATTATTAATGATAGTACATCTTTTATAACTATAACTCTTTGTGTCACTTTGTCTTGGTCTATCATACATAGTGGTGGTGATAACATTGAGACCGACATCAATATTACCAATGCATATCTTTTTAGCAATTGCTTCTATATACATAATAAACCGTCTAAACCCTCTTGTACCATGCAATCTACAGTTCCTTGCAAGGTTACATGTAGTAAGCAATATATCAAAATTTGTAACAAAATCTTGATTTGATTGTCTATACATCTCAAATGTGTTATCGTTTTCAAATTCTATCATTCCACTTAAATACACCTTTATATCTTCTATGATATTACCATTCTCGCTATGATAAAATGTAACAATTGGAACTTTTTCAAAGTTTGGAGCATCTGTAAAGAAGTATTTAGCATTTACAATATACCTCTTTTCAATACAATTACCAACCTTAGCCATTGTGTTATTTTCTTCCATTATAAATACCTCCTATAAAAATAAATTTAATAGTACCTTATCATTAATATAATATCTAAACAATATATTATGAAATGCAAAAAATAAAGATGTGGAAGTTTCCACATCTTTATTTTCAAGATTATTCACTGAAGAGCTTTTCGAACTCTTCAATATCAAATATCCTCTCATTAATGCTTTTATTGAGAGGATATCTGATATTGCCATCGTGCATAATATCGTAAACAGTTTTGGAGATATGAATAAGTCTTTTCATATCCTCGAAAGTGATTGTGGACTCCTTATATGGAGACACATATCCGTTCATAGATATGAAGAACGTAGCTCCTCCAATTTCTATCTCCATCATCGGAGCGAAGTATATTCCAGATTTGCAGATATCCCCGAGTCGTTCAACATCAACTCCGTCTTTAGATATAGGACACTGACCAAGTCCAGCATCTACAATATCTTCATATACACACTCAGGAAGTGCTCTGTGCCACGTGTCGTAAAACACCTGTTGCAGAGATTCAAATGTTTCCTTATCTGGAGAGCTGTTATATATTGATGATATAACAGTCATCACAGAAAATGGGAATCTGTACTTATCCGGATAAGTGGATACTATACTACCGAAACCGTAAGTAGTTCCGAAAGATACAGTTCCATTAGCCCAGAATGATACATCTGGAATAAACTCCCCATAGTAATCGTGACCGATAGTTACAATTGGCTCGATCATGTTATCATCTACAAATGTTTCATAACTCATAAACTTCATAAATGTTTGCCGTGCTTCCATATTACCCCTCTTCTTTCTTCGGATTAAATCCGAAACACCTTTTACATTGTATTCACTATTATAATATATTCTCAATACACAACTTTTTAAAACTTTAGATTAATACAAATAGAAGGAGATACCAATAATGGGATCTAATGATAATAAGAAACAGATAATAACCTTTACAGATAAAGATAGATTTAAACCTATACTTTATGGAGATCTATATATACCATCTTGGGTTAACGGTTTCTCTATTGGTGTAGAGTTTATATATAATTGGTTTTTATCAAAATTTCCAAAGAACTTTTTTAAAACCATACACGTTGCAAACAAATCCCCATATGACGATTTTAGAAGATTTAATGTTGGAGAATTAACCAAGAGAGAAAAGCCAGCATGTCTGATAACTTCCAATCTTCAGTATGATTTCAATGATAATATGAATGATCTAAACTACTATGGTGTAGATACTTATATAAGGAAGAGTGATTGGCAAAGATCGTTCTTTAAAGATGCGAGACATGGGCTTTATATATCTTACGATATGGAGACAATGCTCTTAAACTTTAATATCAGGGTAAGGGTACAGACAAGATCAGAACAGCTCGATTTATATAACAGAATAAGAAAAGTATTCAGAATCGGTTGTACAGAAACTATAGATCTTGATATGGATATTCATATCCCATATGAATTAATATTCCAATTGGCTTGTTTAGTAGGAGCTCCTGTAGATGTAAATGAGGAAGCTATTATAGATCCATATAACTTCGTAGCTTATCTTAATAGGCATTCGCAGATGCCCATCTTATATAAGATGAGATACATCAATGGAAAACATGAGTTCTTTGTAAGAATGAGAAACCTTCCAACACATCTTAATTTGACAAATCCTTTAGATGCTGATGATGGTGAAAACGATGGACAAATGATGAATAACTTCAACATCGATATGCAGATTGTTATGAGATTACCGATTCCATCATTGTTCTTATTATACAACGAAGGTAAACAAGTCAATAGTGTCCATACAGAAAACTCTGAGGGACTTACTGTTTATTCTATGAAAGTATTCGATATTCCTGATGTAAACTATAAGGGTTGGGATATGTTTGCTCATTCTAATTATGCAGCAGATGAGAATGAGACATATGTAGAGTCTATTAATATACGAGAATTATTTAAAGCACCAGTGAACTCTAAAGTTGGAACAGACTTAGACTCTATTATAGATATCTCTATAAAAGAAGGATTCTCTCCCGATAACTTTATTGATATTGCTTTATATACTTCCGATACCAACTCAGAGTATGGTAGAACTAAGATTGATATAGATTGGCAGAATAGAGTTATAAAGATTGCAGAAGATATAAAGAACTTATACTTCTATATCGCTATCTATATCGATAGAGGTTATGTAAATAACAAAGTTATCGATATTGATAAAGCCAATGATAGTAGATTGAAAACTTCCAGAAAGAGATGGATTGACCCGGATGCAGATGTTGCTCCATATGATACAACTCCTGTCATAGAGAAATCTAAATATGAGAAAACTGAACCTATTATAACATATCCTCAGTATAGGAAAAAGAAACCGGTATAGGGAAATTCCCTATACCGGATCTTTAATCATCTCCAATCATAGCAAACATGTCAGCAAGATTACCAACAACATTTGTACCATTACTGGTTACCTTATTAGATTCTTCATTATAAAGAATCTTGTTTAGATCGCCAACAATATTTGTTTCGAAGCTATTAGAAACCTTATCTAATTCTCCTTTATCAAGATGGTTATGCTTAGCATAAACTTCTCTACCAAAATCTGTCATCAGTAATCTATTGATAAACTCTTTATCGGAGTCTAGAATTTTTTGATTAAGATCTTCCATGGATAAAGTATTTCCAGAAGATAAATAACCAAGTTGTTCATTTACAGATTGAGCAAATTCTGTATCATATGCTCCACCAAATTGCATAGGATCTAATCGGATTTCATCTTCTAAATCCTCTTCCAATTCATAAGATGTTTCGTTATAGTTATCATCCGTCTGAATCTCTGTCTTTAGTAGATGGAATCTGTTTACAAGATCTTCACCATAATAGAATACATACAATGCCCAAAGATAAGAGAATACTAAGTCATCATGAGCATCGTCATTATGTTCTGTCTTACCATTTGGTTTTACAACCATTGTACATAACTCATCATAGATCTCATGTGAACCAAATTTATCTCTATGATGTCTCACTCTCTGATGAAGTAGTTCTATTAACTTATCTCTCTTTGGTTTGGATGAAGTTGAACCATATACTCTACACTTCTTAAGATTTCTCTTTACTCTAATACCATCATAAACTTCTTCTGTAGGTCTATCTTTGATCTCGTAGTAAAGATTTTTCTTTATACAAGTTTTCAAAAGCATTTGCAATACAGAGGAACCGAAACCGCCATTGTTCTCTATATTTACAATAGCATTCTTAGCATAGTTTGAGACAAACTTGAAGATCAAATCTGCCAATTCTGGCATTGTTATGAAGTTACTCTTGAATGTAGCTATAACTTTTGTAGTCTGAGAGTCTATTACCGTTATAGCAGAGCTATCCTTATTGATACCGGAAGAAACGTCGACTCCGATAATCGGCGGATATAATGATCCTGGCGGTATAGCATCCCAGAATCTCATCTGGAATTGGTTAGCTTTTCCGAAGAATAGTGTATACAGAGGTTCTTGTTTTACATTTGTAGAAATGATTTCAAGATCATCCTTATCAAATGGGTTATTATCAGATTCTCTTGACCACTCTAATAGAACTTCTCGACGGATCTTTACCCAGTTCTTTTCAAGTAATCGAACCATCTCTTTAAAGTACTCTTCAGAAGATCCGAGCATCTTATAAGTATACTTGATATGCATGAATGTAGAGTTATCATTTGCATCAATAAGATTCTTTAGATCTTGATAAGATAGATCATAGAAGTTCTCATTCCATTCTGTAGCATTTAACCTCATTCGGTTAGCATATGCACCTTCTCTTGTAGTCAAATCTCCGGGTGTAGTAGTGATCAACATTCCGAATGGTGCATTATACTTACTAGCATTACTCGCAGCTTTAGAGAAGGCTGGTGCTGCAGCCGCATATACTATATCATTATATGGTAAGAAAGCAAACTCGTCGAAGAACTGTATTGCCATGGTAGCACCACGACCTGCTCCATCTGCTAGAGAAGGAGTTCTAGCACCAGGAAGAGTAACGATAAGATTCTTATTGATAGGATTCTGTAAAGTCTCTAATGTATTAGGAGCCTTTATCTGTTTACCAGTCATCTGATCTATAGCAGAATCCATCTGTAAATACGGTGGCAACTGATCTCGTATATTCTTTAATGATTTCAAATTATCTTTTGCTCCAGAGTGTTTCTTATGAGCAAATAGCATCTTTATATTTTTTCCACCGAAGTTGAATACCCATAGATACCAACACAGTGCAGATATTGTTTTACCATGCTGTCGAGGGAATTCCACGAATTGGCTTATGTTATATACGAACATATAGCTCATCGCTAAGTTACCACGGCTTAGATTGTAAGGAATTTCTTGTCCTTCGGCTGGTAGCCTTACAACCTCTCTAATGAAGTACCAGTAGTTTACCATACACTCTCTAAGTATCTTCATTTTCATTACTTGATTTAATGATGGATCTCTTGGATCGACACCAATCAAGTCTGGATCATATATTGATAAGAAGAATGAATTATTCTTAATACCCTTTGCTTTTAAAAAGTGATGAACTTTCATGAAACTATTATTCGTAGTAGTTTCATGAATATACACTTTTACTTGATTAGGCACAATATTAGTAATCAAATTAAGTTTTCCTTTCATAAATATATCAATTATTTGAAAGTGAACACTGATAAATGTGATTACCTATATTTTTGTCAAGCGGAAGGAGAAATTTTTATGACAAACTTACAACCAGGATCTATTTCACCAGAAATCGAAATATGTATCGGAATACTGCTTGGATGGGCGATTGGTCTGTTGACGCAATACATAATGATGACTAAAAAGTTGTCGGACATACGCAGAGAAAAGCTCAAACAGAAAGTAAGAATCTACAATGAGAAGCTTAACCATATGGATTATGCTACGAGATTTATAAAGAAGGCTGATATTGATAGATTCTTAGATCTTGCTAGTTTAGATCTATTCAAAGAGTCTTGTAAGGCAGCTTTATTTGAGCAATATTTGGATTTCTTTTTGATTCTATATTCTGTTGATGATCGAGATGACAGAAAGATCAATCTCATTTTCTGTTACGCCGATATGTCTGGTGAGATGACAGAAATTATCAGAGAAGGATTCGATGAAATCTACCCAACAATTGAGAAGAAGCTTCCAAATAAGTATTTCAAACGTATTACCGATAATATGAATGAAGCTGAAGCTATCGAGAAAGATGCTAAAGAAGTTCTTGATACTGTATATGGAGGAGATGATCAAGATGAAGATCCTGATGCAGATCCGGAATTACATCCAAGAGAGGATGTTGCAGAAACTATAACTGATGAATCTTACGCTTCTATCGAAGACATTGCTAAATACAATACTGTCGAAGATGAAGAATAGTACTATATAAGGAGAAGAATAATGACTACTACGGGATACACTGGCGAAGCGTTCGCCTATAATTCAGCAAAAAATAATGTTAATCCAGATATCCAATTAGCGGATATCCTGAGCAAGTTCAACTATGATTACATCAGTGATGTAATTGATAACTCATTGCAGTCCATTCCGACAATGCAACAGCAGTTGCCGAACATTGTTTATGGATATGGTATTAACTTCAACCATCTCTTGAACGGATTCACTGGAAATAGTAAAGAGATTAATGATACGAGCCGTACGGTTTATACAGATATCATTGATAAGATCTGTGCATTTTACAACGTGACATGTACCAGTAATCCGGAAGAGATTGGAATGGATCTGTTCAATACTGCATACTATATGTATGACTTCTTTGTGTCAAAGTTCTTTGATAACATGATCTTATTCTTCTCTATGTATATCATCAAAGAGAGAGATAATATCATTTCTGGCTTCAAAGAGATTAAGACCAGTAATAGAGAGGCTGACAATATCATTCAGTATACTAAACAGATTTTCAAGAGTGATAGTCTTGCATATATCTATGCAAATATCGAGTATGTTCTTTCCAGTATGGGAACATTTGATATTCCTCTTAATGATATCATTGATTATGTATTAGGAGAGAATACTACAGAGTCCAATACATTGAAGCTTATCGTTACAGATAACGGAAACTTCTTCAGAGATAACTATTACAACAGAATGATCAGAAATACTGATATTATTGCTGACATTGTTGTTGCTATCAGAATGTCTCTGCAGAAGTATGGTTCACAGTTTGAATAAGATTTAAAGGAGATTTTATAATGGGTGAAAATAACACAGAAGAGAAGAAGCCGGTTGTTATGAATACTGTATATAATGCAGAGACCGGTGTAACAAATATCATCGGAGAAGCTTCTCCTGAAGAAGATAAAGCTAAGCTTGATCAAATGTGGGAATCTTTCTCTAGTGGAGAAGGTTCTGCTGAAGAAAAGATGAAAGCACTTCTTCAGGAGGATGGTGAGTTTGGTGCTATTAATCAATTAGAAGATATTGCTAAGCTTACAGCTATTGTACAGGATATCAATGCTGGTAAGAAGATTAATAGTGCTTATGAAAAACTTCCATCTTCCATGAAGGGAGAAGTATATAAGCTTGCTGCCAAGGCGGCTGCTCAAAATGGAAGTCTTGTAACACGACAGATTTTGAACTTTACTGCAAAAGCTGCTTTAGATGAGCTTGCAAAAGAGTTTAATGCTAAGAATATGGGTGTAGATATCGATGAGATGTTTGAAAAGTTATACACAGACATCAAAGAGACTACAGATAATCTTGGCAAAGAGACTGCCGATATGTTTATGTCTACCATTGAAGATCGTAAAGCTTCTTTAGATGCTGCTATTAAGAAAGCTACTGAAGCTAATGATATGAAAGCGGTAGAAAAGTTTAAACTTATTGAGAAGGCTTCTGAAGAATCTTATACTTTGAATGACTTTAAAGAAGCTTGTAAGTCTATTAAAGTTAAGAAGTTCTACATGGAGAAGCCTAATAAGATCTATGATGATTTCAATTACAAATTCAGAAATACAGAATATCCAATCAATAATATCGCAGATTGTCCAAGAATTCTGGATGTTCATGGTATTGAATTCAATGATGCTTTGAAATTATGCTTGGCGTTCTGTATCTATTGTAACAATATGAAGCCGGAGAATTATGATGAGTATATCTTCATGTACTACTTCATCAGAAACATCATTATCTTAGATAGAGTTAATCATGGTAATGATCATTATGATCAGATGGATGAGAAGTCTAAGAACTACTATGACACCTATCTTAGTAACTTGAAAGAGGCTTTATCGAACTTAAAATAACACTAACAGCTTACCCAATAGGGAAAATTCCCTATTGGGTTTCTTCTTTCTTGGAAACTTTATAGTAATTAAATTATAATATAAGGAGAAAAGATCATAAATGCTATTATCTAATGAGTATACCTTGATACCACATGTAAAGATTTTATTAAAGTATGATAACAATGTGGAGACGAGTGCTATATTAAAGGTTGATGACATTATTGCTTGTTCATATAAAAACCAAGATAAAAATTCCTCCATTACTGGAAAAATCTGTAAGATTGGTTATAAACTGAATAGTTCTTTAACCGCAGTAGAAAGATCTATTTATCTTCAGATAGATGGTTCAAAAGAATATGCGGGGCAAGTTGTTTATGTAAATATCGATGATATTGTTGGATTAAAAATATTAAAAACCGGTTCGATGATATCGAATCCGATTTGTACCGTTGAAAATGAAAATCAATCTATCGCTCTTATTAGAGAGAATGATGACGGTAAATTGGAATATACAAAAAACGGTGTAGATTGGAAAGGTGCAGAAGGTGCAACTCTTCATAATATTATGATCAGAAGAAAGAAGAAACAACCAGTAGCTGTTGTTGAACCTTCTACAAATGCACCAGTACCAACGGAAGAGCATCATGAAGAATCTACTACTGAAGATGGTAATAATGTCGTATCAGAAACTCCAAGTGATACAGTTCAACCGGCAAATCCAGTAACCACAGATGAATATGAAGAAGTAGAACTTACAGAAGAATACATTGTTGATCTTATAGACAATAATCAATCATTACTATCTTTAAAAGAGAAAGTAGATAATCTGTCAAACGGTGCCTCTAATAAAGAAGATCATCATGAATCTTCTGCTAACGATAACAGCTTAAATGAAGCAATCACTGCAAACACAGAAGGATTGAAAACTCTTAAGGAATCTGTTTCAGATTACAGTACCATCAAAACAACATTATCTTCTTTAAAAGAAACTGTAGATAGTCTTCCGATAGAAGATCTTAAGACCATTAAGTCCAAAGTAACTGAACTCCAGCAGACAGTTAATAGTATCAATAGCTCTGAAGATGAGTCTAGTTTGAAATCTATAGTGAACAGGTTAAAAGAAAAAGTTGATGCTATTCCAATTACCGATATATCGGGAATGAAGGAACGTATCGAATCTTTATCACAAACGATTTCTACAATTCCGGTTATGGTATCATACAATAAAGATACAGAATTCCCTGGAGTTGATAGTCAAGGATATTTTTCTAATACAGAACAGAATGTTGAGATATCTCTTCCGGAATTCAAGAATTTGTTAACGCTTAATGTTGCTTTTCTGCTGAAAGTGAACGATACACAATCTACTGATGGAAAAGTTACTGTAACTATAGATAACGGCGAAGATGAAAATACGGTACTTTTCCATAAGCAGGAAATTCAAATGAATGGAACTAATTTGTCGAAGTTCTGGTTTAATACATCATTTGCTGTATCTAAACCTACAACAAAGATTAGACTTCATTTTGTAACGGATAGTGCTGCAAATGTTTATATTGTATCCCAGGCTAATGGTGATAGCAAAACTATTTCCGTATTCGGTACTGGAGTATAGTTGTTTTATTTTTGTATAAAAATATTAGTAGTGAGGGAAAATCTTTGGGAACATGTAAAAGTGTTCCCAAAGAAATTATTGTATATAGAAAGGAATCTATAAATGTCAGATAAATTAAGGAAGGTCCGAATAAGCGTTGTAAATAAAGATACCCGAACGCCAGATCCTGTAAATGTTGTAACTTCTGCAGAATCTGTTTTACTTGATGGTACAAATGTCAACATAAAAGACTATGTCGATGATAAGGTTAGAAATGCACAGTCTGGACCATTGACAGATGTTGCTAGTGGAAAAGTGGTTGACGAATTAAAAGATGAATTGACCACTATTAGTGGCAAGATAGATACTCTTCCAGAAAAAGTTTCTGCTTCTGTAAATAGCGAAGAGATAACTGCATTAAGAAACAAAGTTTCTGATATTTCTGCAAACTTTTCTGCTATTGCTCTTAAAGATAATTTGTCTATGACAAAGGATGAAGCCGGTCATTTAAGAACAAAAATGGATGAGGCTATTGCTAAGATCGCTGTTATCGAAGAGCAGATAGCAAATTTACCAGTATCTCGTCAGGGAGCATTGGAAGTGGAATTGGAGACATTAAAATCTACTACCAATGACCTTAAAGTAAAGATGGCTGCATTGAAAGTTCAAGATAAGATTACCATGACAACCGAAGAAGCCAACGCTTTAAGAACTAAGATTGATCAGGTAACTATTGATACTGCTAAGATTAAAGAGACAGTTACATCTTTACCAACAGCAGAATTAGCAAATGTGAAGAGTACTATTGATACTATTCAGGAGAGACTTAAAAGTTTACCGACCGAGATATCTGGTACAAATTTTGCTACATCTCAAGAGTATACTACTTTAAAAGCATCTGTAGATGAATTAAAGAATAGAGTAAACGGTTTGCAAACCAGTGGTACAGGATCTTCTGTTGATAGTGTAGAAATTGCTACTATAAAATCTACCATATCAGAATTGCAAACTAAAGTTGGAGCTATAAAGCTTCAAGAGAGTGTAACAATTAGCAAGGATGAAGCTAATGCATTAAGAACCAAGGTCGATGATCTTTTGGTAAGAGTTTCCAATATCGGTTCTGGCAGCAGTAGTACACCAGCATCTGGTGAAAGAGCTTCCGTAAGTTCTACCGAACTTGAAACATTGAAATCTTCTGTTAATGATCTTCAGCGTAAGGTAACAGAATTACAAAATGGAGCATCTGCTGATATATCAACAGAATTTGCTAAGCTGAAGTCAAACTTCGAAACTGTAAAAAGTCAGGTAGAAGTTTTAAAACTTCCAAGCACTATAACTATGACAAAGGAAGAGGCTAAGGCATTAAGAGATAAGGTAGACGAAGCTATTGCAGCTTCTACAACTATCAAAGAGAAAATCAAAACTCTTCCAGATGAGTTGAATAATGCTAATACTAGCGAGATAGGTTCTTTGAAGAATAGATTATCTACTATTGAAACAACTGTTGGAAATATACCTTCCAACGTTTCTAGTGATATAACCGAAGTTAAAGAGAAACAGAGAACCTTAGAGACAAATATGTCTGTATTGGAAGCAAAGTTGCCTACATCCTTTGCAGTTACTAAGGACGAAGTAAACTTTATCAGAACTCGTACGGAAGGTTTGTTAACAACAGTATCAAAGTTGGAAGCTCAATCAAAGATCCTTCCAGATTATTCTGATATCATCAAGAAGGATACTAACTTCGTAGATTTGAAGAACTCCGTTACTGATACAATAGCGAGGCTGAACAGTCTAAAACAGGCATTTGATAAGACTTATCCTGTTACACCATTGGTAGTATCTACAGAGAAGAAGATTATATCCTTTAGAAAATCCATACCAGTTCAGGAAACTATAACTTATTCTGCTCCAAAAGAGCTTATTGTAGAACTTCCACAATATAGCGAATTTTTGGATATCAATTTAAGTGCAAGTTTCGGTTTTGCTGGATTTTCTCAGTGGGATTATCGAATTCTATCTGTTATTGTAGATAATAATGTTGACGAAGATCTCGATACTGGTGTTAAGAATGAGAAACTTTATTACTGGACATTTAATTCTAGTGGTGGAGAAAAATTTATCTCAATGTATGGTGGATTTAGAGTTCTGCCTGGTATAACACATTTAAGAATTAAGATAACGATAAATTCAAATTCATTGAGTGTATACTCTCCATATGATTTTGTAAATAAAGTATTTGCCGTATACGGTTCTGGAGTATAGTTAGGAGGAAAAATGGCTAAAGAAAATAGATTTGTCAGACTAGAAGACTGGGAAGGTAATTCATATTACTTTGACGGTGGTGGTGGAAAGGGTTCCGGAGGATTCGGAACCTCTGGAGTTGATGCATCTAAGATTGAAACAGATGAATCAAGATTTGGTACCGCTAGATTCTATTCTTCTGGCTCCACAATCACTGATGCAAAAGCATCTTCCGGTCAAGGAATCATGGTAGATTATTCTGGTAGAACTTCTATTGCGAATAGCACAATCTTTTTCGGCACATACGATAATGTACCATTAGGAAATGTTGCTGTTACAATTAGACTGAGACCGATTTTTAGAGATGCTACATGGTTCTTTGAGGAAAATGCTTCAAAGTATGATAATATCGAACTGTTTAAGGTTAAGGCTCTATATTATGATAATATAGAAAAGAAACCTGTACCACCGTTAACAAACAGTAATCTAGTTCCCTGTGGTATAGTCACTGTTTCCAGTTTAAAGTCGTTCCCAATAGTACCTTGTATGGGAATCGGTGGAACAGGAACTTTAAAAGAAAAGTATCAGAATAATATTTCAAACTTTTCTGATATGAATAACTTTGGAGAAGTTAGTGTAGTATTACCATACTCTACAAGCAAGACATCAAAGAACAGCTCTATGCAGATTATTATCTCTCCGGTAACATCTGGACCGAATGCATATAATCCTGGACAACATGATAATATTTTGACATCTTTAGTTATTGACAATGTATCAGTATCTAAGGCTGCTGGAAGTATTGTATCTGCTCCATTTATAGTAGTATCTGCATCTTAATTAAAGAGGAGTATATGAATAGAAACGATTTAGATAAATATATCATTGAGATTAAGCAAAGAATCAATAGAGAATTTGTTACTCGTAGAACAAATCCTATTGGTGGATTTGATGAATCTTCTTTGATTACTTTTGAACAGGATCCCTCTCAGGGATCTCCTGTTCGTGGTGAGCATGTTAATAAACTTACATCTAGTCTCTTAGAGATTAATGATGTATTTAATTATAACAATACTTACCACGGCAAAGATGATTCTGTTCCTATCGATGAGAAAGTTATCGAGATGGAAAAGGTATTATCAGATTTAGAAAAAGAACCTGTATATATTCCTAGAACTTCTGAAGTTACAACAAACTGTAGAGGAATGTGTACGGGTATGTGTTCTGGATCCTGCTATAACAGTTGTGATGGGTGTAGGAACTCTTGTCAGGGATCATGCTCTGGATGCTCTACAACATGTACTTCTAATTGTGGCTCCGCATGTTCGTCATCATGTTCCGGTGGATGTAGTACAATCTGTCAAGGTGGATGTGGATCAACCTGCCAAGATAATTGTACTATAAATTGTTCTGTAGGATGTTCTGCTGGATGTTCCGGATGTACAGGAACTTGTTCTGGAGAATGTAAAGGAAGCTGTTCTACATCTTGTTATTCTGGATGTGACGGTGGATGTAAAGGATGTGCTGGATCCTGTGTTGGAGGATGCTCAGGAAGATGTGACGGAGGATGCTCTGGCTGTGGTTCCTGTGGTGGGGGATGTGGTTCCTGTGGCGGGTGTTCGTCCTCTTGTAAGTCATTTTGCTCCACCAGTTGTTCTGGATGTAAAAGTGGAGGGTCTCAGAACGGTCCTGGAGCGAGGAGGTAGTATATGGCATGTACTAATTGTCAAGGTGGATGCTACGGATGTACTGGCAGTTGTGAATCTTCATGTGGAAATGGATGTCATAATGCTTGCTCAGGGTGTTCCAGTACATGCACCGGAAAATGTCAAGGTGGATGTCAAGGAGCATGTCAATCAAGCTGTCAGGCTGGTTGTAAATCAGAATGTTCTAACTCTTGCTACTCTACTTGCTCTAACAGTTGTAGAGATTCTTGTGCTAGCTTATGTAGCAAAGGATGTGATACAACATGTGTATCAAGCTGTAGTGGAACATGTAACACCAGTTGCAATAATATGTGTTCTGGTGGATGTAGTAGATCTTGTACTACTAACTGCTCTACCACATGTACAACAACTTGTACAGGAACATCATATAGCTCTAACAGATTGGGAGCTTAGAGAGGATATATATGAAGATAGAATTAATCAATACAAAATTGGCAAAGTCTGAAACTATCGATAATATCATCAATATTGATGAAGAGATAGATAATGATAGGCAAAAGGTTTTAGCCGTTTCTCAAGACGCTGCCGGACATCAGTTAATGGAGATTTTAGATCGTTATAAGTTTCCGATTGAAAAGATTGTTGTTTATGATGATATGAAAGATGGGGTGGAGAATGTTCTCTTAGAGTATACAGATTACCATTCCTTATTAACTGCAAATGTATCATTGAGAAAAGTAAACGGAGAACTGGCTAAGCAGACTTTGTACAAGTTTGTATAACAATGCAAATCACATTTAGATGGAGAAAAAATGAGAAAATATTCAAGAAAGATTAATAGAGATGATAACATTCGTCTTCAGGCTGCAGATTATATGACATATGCTTCACAAAAGGTTGTGGACATTACAGTTGAAAAGAAGGACATCGACATTTCTGCTGAAAGATTTGAAATTCTTTTACAAGACTATGTTGATAAAGCTGTTATGTATGAAATGCTTAAATCCGACATTATAAAGATCTATGTTCCCGAAGAGCTTTTAGACAAGATCAACTGGAGCATTGAGTTTACTACAGAGAAGCTCACTATCACAATTAATGATGATGGTAACTATAGTAAACTGTTGGAGAAAGCACAATTTGTAGAGGTGAAGAATGGTAAGTAATTATGTACCACTAGATGTCATTTATAAATATCATAATCATAGGCAGGGGGAAGAGTATAACAACTATCTTGAGTCTATGGCTGAATATATATTCGATAACAGTAAGAAGAAAGAGTTCATCGGAGCTAAAGCTGTAACCTTCCAGGTTACTGAGTCCTGTAATCTTAAATGCTCTTACTGTTATCAGATTTGTAAGAGTGCTCAAAAGTTAAAGATCGAAGATGCAAAGAAGTTTATCGAACTTTTACTCACTGACGATAAGTCCAAGAACGATTATCTCAATCAGGATAACACCAATGCTATCATTATAGATTTTATTGGTGGTGAACCTTTCTTAGAAGTAGACCTTATCGATCAGATTCTTGATTATTTCTTCAAGAGATGTATTGAGTTAAATCATCCTTGGATGTATAACTTCATGGTTTCTGTTGGAACAAATGGTACTTTGTACTTTACAGAAAAGGTGCAGAAGTTCCTAAAGAAATATGAAGGAAGAGTATCTCTTGCAATCACTGTTGATGGTAATAAAACTCTTCATGATTCTTGTAGAGTTTTCCATGATGGTAAAGGATCATATGATATAGCATCCAAAGCTGCTGTTGATTGGATGAAAAGAACAGGTTCGGGTAGTACTAAGCTTACAATAGCTCCAGAGAACGTCTCATACTTATCTGATGCTGTTAAAAACATGATAAATCTTGGCTTTACGAACGTTAATGAAAATTGTGTATATGAAGATGTGTGGAAATTAGAACATGCACAAGAGTTATATAGACAATTGAAAGATCTTGCAGATTATATGATTGAAAATGATTTGGAAGACAAGATTTCTATCAGGCTATTTGAACCTATTAGTTACCATCCGATGGAGAAAGATGATAACCAGAACTGGTGTGGTGGCAATGGACAAATGGTATCTGTTGATGTAAGAGGAGATATCTTTAACTGTGTAAGATATATGAAATCTTCTGTTGGAGATGATGTTGAGCCTCTTAGAATCGGCAATGTAAATACTGGTATCGGATGTTGTGAAAAAGATCATTGCAATATTTGTGCATTGCATTCTATCACAAGAAGATCTCAGAGTATCGATAAGTGTTTCAATTGTCCTATCGCTGCTGGTTGTGGTTGGTGCTCTGCATATAACTATCAACATACTGGAAGTGTAAATAAGAGAGTTACTGCTATTTGTGATACACATACCGCAGAAGCTCTTGCAAATAATTATTACTGGAATACGGTTCTTGCAAAACATAATGAAAATGAACGAGTAAAGTTATACGTGCCAGAAGAATGGGCTGTAAAAATTATCGGTCAAGAAGAATATGATATGATAAGATCTTTATCTGGTTCTGATAAGATTATTGAGGAAGAATGGTATAGTCAATTTAAGTAATTCGGAGGACTTAACATGGGAAAAGTATTAATGAGACCGGGCGGAGGGGCATCGGATATCGATGTGATCAACGTCAGTGCGTATGATATACGTAAAGGTAAAATATATATAGATAAAGAGGGTGAGCTGCAAGAAGGTGAGATGGAAGATGCCGGTACAGGCAATACTGCAAGTATGACTATAGATGGAGGAGTAACATCTAGAATTGAAGTGTTTAATTCTCTAGAATTGAACCAGGATAAAAGTTATGCGTATCTATCACCAAATCTGTCAACTGGTTATATCAAAGGATCTACACATCTTGGAATACAATCATCTAAATTGGGAGATGCTGTAGAGAAGTATGTGTTAGATGGTAGAACATTTACATCGGCATCTGGCGTTAAATTATCAGGAACATGTGCTAATAATAGCGATCATAAAGAGTTATTATCATATGACGTTGAAGAGACTGGTATAAACGTTCGTATACCACAGGGTATGTATTTTAATACTGAATCCGAAAGAGATCCTTATATAACAATTCCAAAATCAAAACTTGCAGAGATATTGACAACATATTTTGGGGTAAATATTGTAGAAAATTTTAAGGTTGCTCAGCTCTATTCTAGAAAATTCACCGTGTCTTGGGAGCTGAGCAGTTCTAAAATATGGGCACAAGGAAAAGAATTGAATAGAACCGCCGAACGCAAAGGGATGTGCATGGGTGTTAGAATTTTGTATAAAAAAGACTCGGAACCCGGGACTCCAGACAATCCTGGAGAAGGTACATTTGTTGTGGATGCTATAAATAAGGGAAAAATGGGATCCTTTACAAGTGATATATTGGACATTGGTACATGGTATATAAAAATATTCCCTTACGGTTCTCTTATAGATTCAAGTTCAAGAGTATATTCGTTGTCTACTGCTAATATTAGCAAATCTATATCAATATCTGAATTAAATGGAAGTTTTTCATTACCTATTGCGTATATTCAAACGGCCCAAATATTTACCGTACCGGCAAATGTTAAATATATCGGTTATCTTTTGGTTGGAAATGGCGGACAAGCTCACTATGCAGATTTAGAAGAACGTGAATCAGGAGGTAGAACCCGTAGTTATACAACCCCAACAGGTGGTGGCGGTGGTGGTTATATAACCGAAGGAGTATTAAAGGTTACACCCGGGGAACAGATACTCTGCGCTTTTCCATACAGTAGATACAATAATACTTATATGAATAACGATTCAACACAAGTTATAGTTGGAAACAATAGAGTTACGTTGACAGCGGCTAAAGGTGGTGATGGCTGGGGCACATATCAGTACGGTACATATGGAGGGCCTGGATCATCTGGTGGTGGTGGGGGAACCGGTGGTATTGGCGGCTCCGATGGATCAGATGGTAAGGGTGAGCATCCTGGAACTGGACAACATAGTACAACACGTTCAAAACTTACCAAAGTATTATATGGTGGTGGTGGCGGAACAGGCGGTGCAGGAGGCAGTGTCCCACAGCCAGGAGGAGCTGGTGGTGGAGGCAACGGATGGGATCGTCATGGTCAAGGTGGTTCTATTCCAACAGCAGGTTTAGGAGGAGGTGCTGGCGGGACTGGAAATCACTATGGCGGATATATGGCTGGCGGAGTTGGTTGTGTATTTCTTGCATGGGGAGATATTGTTATGGATGCATATAAGGATGAAATATTAAGAATGGAACGAGAGGGGTGATGGTAAATGTATTCTAAACAGGAATTTGCTATTATATTACCTGATGAAAATGGTGTTCATAATGTTGTAGCTGTACAAAATTATGATAATCCTACAATTGCTACATTGATTGTCCATAGAACTTTTAATGAAAATGCATATGTCGTAGAATGTTCTCAGTTTAATATAGACCTTCCTACAATATATAAAGGTGGATATTTTTATAATATTAAAACAACACCTGTATATGATAAAGACGGGCAGGTTATAGAGAATAAAACTGAAGAGATAAAATGTGACATAGTATTACCACCATTAATAAGAATGGACCGTCTGGAATCTGAAAATGTCAGACTATTAGGAATGCTTTCTAGCGTAATTGGGGGTGTTAAATGATAAGTGAAGTGGAGCATGATATTATTTCTAGATATCTAAGCTATCAGTATAATAGCGGAAAAGATATAGGAAAGATATTGAGATCATACAATAACCTTACATTCGGTGAAAAAAACGCAATACATAATGAATTAACTGGTAAAGATCTTCCTATATCTATAGAAGAAGCGAAAGCTGAGAAAATAGCGGAATTATCTGAAAAATGTAACAACATTATTGAAGAAGGTGTGAATGTTGAGTTTGGGACAACAACTGAACATTTCTCATATAGATTGGCTACTGGAGATCAGACAAATATTGATAATCTTGTAGTTTTTGCAAGAACCACAGGAATGCCACAGCCTTATCATTGTGATGGTGGGGATTGTAGAATGTATTCTGTAGAAGAGATATTCAAAATATATATGTCATTATTATCCAATAAAACGGTTCAGACAACATATTTTAATCAGTTAAAACAATATATCACAAATGAGTTTAAAACCGATGATGATGTTAAGTTTGTTACACTTATTAAATATGGTGACCAATTAACTGGAAAATATATGTCAAAATATATTGATATTATTGAAGAATCTACTGCTATTATGAATCAATCTGTTGCCAAACTCGCCAACGAGATGAAAGCTGCATCCTCAATCACAAATATTTCATCTGTAGATATTTCTAAGGCAGATCCGACGAAGCCGGAAGGTTCTGTTACCAGAGAAGGTTAATAAATGATATTATCTTGGAGGGGATATTATTGTGAAAAATATATTAAGAAGACTTGTTCTATTCTATGTAGGATTCTCCACTTATATTACCATAGAAGTATTATTCCATTCTAGAATGAAAATGTTCGAAATGGGTTGGTCGTATATAGCATCAGGGATAATGGGTGCTGCAGCATTTATGATATTAGATATGTTTAATAACAACATATCGTGGGATATAGAATTACAATATCAGATGATTGTTGGTGGTATTGTTGTAACACTTATCGAATTTCTGGTTGGTATTGTGAGCGTATTCGTTTTTCATGTACACATGTGGGATTATAGCAATCTCAAATTCAATTTATACGGTGTAATATGTCCTCAGTTTTTTATATTCTGGGTACTTCTGTCAGCGGTAGCCATATTATTAGCAGATGTTATAAACTATTATGTGTTTAATGAGGGACCGAGACCTTATTATATCATATTTGGTAAGAAATTTAGTTTTATAGAGCGATAGATCGGTACAATACTTAGATAGTCGTTTCGGCTATCTAAGTATTTTTTATATAAGTGATTCACTAACAATTAAAAATATATTTTTCAATATAGGAGAAAATAATCATGCCTAGAGATGATAATAATTTATACTACGATTCAATAACTGGTGAAAATGGTGCAATTTCAACCAAACTGGATACAACGTCTGCAACAAGAAATGATGTTGCAAAAGGATATGGATTTAGACATCCAGTAAGTGGGGAAATCTTATTTGGCACGGCCGAGATTCTTCCTCTTAAAAAATTAAAATTAGAACCGGGTGATACTGTAAAACTTGATCCTGGATTTTATCGTGATGGTATAGAAATATCTGTTGCAAGCTTGGCTGATTATACATATAGCACCGCAACCGCACATGATATAAAGAAAAATAAAACTGCATGGGTTAATGGTCGGAAAGTTATAGGAGAAGGATACATTGATAAAAATGTGAGAACAACGGCTTCTCCGGATGATATTATCAATGGAAAAACGGCATATAACTCTACAGGTGATTTGTTAACCGGTAAAATAGCAGTTAGGAATGATTTTTCGATAGATATTATGCGGTTATATGATTCTACGTTTTATAGTTATAATATTCAAGATCCTAATATAAGACTTCTAACAAGAGATAATAATAGTGTACCGTATAATTTAACTCCCGGTTATTATAGAAATTTTAAAATGTATATACCAGATTTACTACATTCTACAACGGCGGTGCCATCTGATATAATGATTGGTAAAACAGCTGTATCAATGAACAGATTATTTACCGGGACATATAATCCAGATGAAGAGTTTAAAAGGAAAATTCGTGATACAACAAATCTTAGAAGTGAATACTTTTTAGCTGGAAAACGTGGATATGATATTAATGGTGAATTGGTAGAAGGGAAAATTCCAAATTCTACAAATATAAATCCAATTGTATTATCCGATAATAATTCATCATACACCATACCAAGAGGATATCATGATGGGACCGGTAAGGTTAAAGCTAATTTGAAATTAACAAACGATTTTTCTAATATACCGGAGATGAAGCGGTCTACAGAGTATAATGTATTGGCCGGTAATTACTTTTTCGATGATAATGGTAAATGTAAAGATGGGAGACTGATATTAGCAAACTGGTCTCCAGTATTTCTAAATAAAATAATTGATGGCGCTTATTTTAATACGTATATGAGATATTCTATGAGCGATATAGCATTACAAAATAGAAAAATAACATTTATAAAAAGAACGGAAAGAATTGATGATGGTAAAGAGTTTGTTCACCACCCTTATTCCCAATATAATATTTTAAATTCAGAATTTGGAAATACTGTATTAGCAATTCCTACAGAGTTAAGGATGTTTTCATTGGTAAATCATTATGGTATATATCATGAAAATACAGAATCTGATACTACATCATCAAAAAATAATCAATATTCTTCTGGATATCCAAATGTTGACTTGATTATAGATAAATATAATTATATATACAACGATGATTTTGAACTCAATTGGTTTTCTAGACAATTATCTTATCAAGAGAAGAATATTATTATAGATCAAATAGTCGTAAAGTTTTATAATGACATTAGTAAAAAAGAAGATTCCCTTAAGTATAAAATAACCTTTCCGTATATGCCTTACGATGGAGAAGACACTGTGAATGAGCAGTATATAAAAAAATGTATCAATGCATGTCATATTGATTACGACGGAATAGATTATGAAAATAAAGAGAAATATTTGTCAAATAAAATAAAGATATATGCTACGTGTAGCGCTGTATTTAAAGACTATGCGAAAGGAAATCCAAATTCACCTTTAGGCAATTTCAAAGGAGCAAATTTTGGAATAACGTTCCATGTACAATCAAATGGGAATGATATGTATGAGAAGAGTACAGAAATAAATACAAATACATATATCTCTCAATTATGGGATTCGAATTCTAATATATATATTGATATTGATTTTATTGGAATACATGTGAAAAAATATGGGATTTAAACTGGAAAGGATTTGTATATGCCTAAGAATTTAGATATGAATGCTAGTGATGAGAATGTAGCACTTCCATCAGATGTTGCGGATGGACATGCTTATAAAATGGCAAAGGATGGTGATATTGTTGTTGGAACGGCCACTATATATAACAATACAAGAATATCCATTGACCCTGGAGACGATTATAAACTTCCAAAAGGATTTTATAACGATGATAATATTATTTCGGTTAAATCTATTGCCGATAGTACCTCTGGCGATGCGAAAGCTGAAGATATTGCTAAAAATAAAGTTGCATGGGTTAATGGACAGAAAATTGTTGGAACAGCCACAGCGTTTTCATCAAATCTGAAAAAAAGTACTGCAACATGGAAAGATATCAAACAGGGTAAAATGGCGTATGACTCTGACGGAAATCAAATTGATGGCGGAGTTAGAGTGTTCGACTATAGTCACTATGGGGCAATAACACCATATCCTTCACAACCCGGATTGCATGATGGTGCTATAAAAGGGCGAGATACTTCCATCTTATATACACCAGATTATATTTATAAGGGACTGACTACTGGTGTACTTCTCAAGGATGGGTTTTACAACGGTTGTAATATAGTTTTACCGTATTTTGGAAATCTGACAGTGAATCCTGAAGATGTTGTGACAGGAAAGAAGTTTTTTGGGAAAAGAAATGTGCCCAATGAAACAAATGTCTATGAGATCTATGAAGCATATGGTACTCTTGATATAAATGAAAAGGTTAAAGAAAAAATTAAAGATGGTACAACTATAACGGCTGATGATATGTTGTCTACTAAAAAAGGATATGACAAGGATGGAAACATTGTAACGGGCACCATACAGAATGTCACAAATACCAATAATGTAATCGTTGGAGACTCTAATCCGAGTTATACAATTCCAAAAGGATATCATGATGGAACCGGTAAAGTTGTATATAATCCAACAACAACCACCCAAACAACAGCTACTGGTGACGATATATTATATGGTAAGACTGCATTAACTTCAGATGGGACACTAATAACTGGAACTATAGCTGATGGTGGAAATATGGTTATTGACGCAACATCCGTTGTACCTTATGATGAATCCCATAAATATTTTAGAAGTTTACATATAACGGATAGTGCTCATGATGCGATTCTTGGGTGTACACATGTTCCAGCGGAAATGGTACCGGAGGGGGAAATATATGTCGATGTTGATGGTTTTCCAAAAACTGGAACTATGCCAATCATACCATCTACAACAACAAAAATTAATGGAAAAACTAACCCATATACAATACCAAAAGGGTATCATAATGGTACTGGTATAATTATGATACGACTTGAAAAAGATATACGGGATGCGGATAAATATAAAAATCTGTCCTCAGATAATGTTCCGGCAAATGTTGCATATTTTACTACTTATGGTAAATGTGTTGCTGGAGCAATGAGATTGGGAACGTATGACCCCATATACACTTATAAAGAATGGAAGTTCCATAGTGTACAGTATAATACATCATTTTCATTTTCCGATGACCCAATAGGACATAGATTAATATCATTTAATAGTCGCGGTCAAACAAATTTTATGGACGATATGAACAGTTTAAGAGGTAATAGTGTATTCGAATTTGATGAGGAATCCGATAAAGTCCTTAGTCAGTATAACAAGGACAATTTAGAGAACGGCTATACGGTTTTAGCGATACCAACAGAACTTCATGTATGGGGGAGATTAAAGAATGTACCAAAAACCTTTACAAACAGTTCATATGAATCAAAATATTTTGGAAATGTGATGGATGTTCTTAATTCTATAGTGGATGATGTTATAACAGAGGATACTAGAAAAAAAACGTTTGCAAAAATAGATCCAATGGCAACTAATTGGTTTTCAGAGTTTCTATTTTATAATCGCAGAAAGACTATAGTTATAGATGATATTACTGTAGATTTTAAAGTATCAAATATTATACAGAATGATATGAAAAGTAATAATACAAGTATACCAACTTTTAGAATTAGTTTTCCATATATACCAGAAGAATACCCAACAGAAGAATATTTGAAAAAATGTTGTGATAATACTAGAGTATTGTTTGATGGTATAAATTACAATACCGCTGAAGATTATGGAAATTATAAGATATATGGTGTATGTACACCTGTTAGGAAATTTGCTTATCCATATGATAGAAGTCAAACGAGTGATATGTATTTTGAAAGACTTTATGGCGGGAATTTTGCAATAACGTTCCATGTGTATAATAAAAAGAAAAATAATTATACATACGAAAGAGACCCAGAATTTAAAGATGATTATGTTATGAATCAATTAGGATTTCAGGCTCCTAATAATAATTATAAACTTATTCCAATAGATATTAGAATTAGTGGAATTCATATTCCATATTATTAAGGACAGATTGTGTATGAAAAGTAGAAAAGAGAGATTGCTAGAGTATCAATCAAGATACTCCAATATCCCAAAAAACGACTCTGAAAGGTTAATGTTTTTATTAAACTCATTCAACCTCTCAGAGTCTAAAATGAATGATATAATATCAAAGAAACGCATGATGGAATCCAATATGCAATATTATACGTTTAAAATTGTTTTATACGAAGATCCGGAAGGTGCTAAGCGTCCAAGATTTAGACTTGTTAACAGATCCAACTTATCATCTATGGCAAAAGCTGCTGCAGATTTTATTCACGTATATTCCCCGAATGCTGCAGAAGATAACCGATATATGCATAAGCTTATAGGAGAAGAGCTTATAATTCTAGATCAGTTTATACAAACACCATGTTGTATGAGGATAGACACATATTTTAAAACACCATCATATTTTAACCAGATAGACACTATACTTGCAGAAATAGGTCTACATAGACATATCTCCAAACCAGATTGGGATAATATTGGAAAAAAGTATTCCGATATGTTTAATGCAAACGTCTGGTTAGATGATCAGTTTGTTGTAGATGGTGAAATTCATAAGTATTATTCCATACTACCCAGAGTGGAAATCTTTGTGAATTATTTGAACTGTGTTACAAACAGATATAATTATAATCAGATTATAAATCGTACAGATTATAATCAAGATTATCCAATAAACTATCTGGATGCTTATGGAAATCTACAATTCTAAAACAATACCCCTATACCATTTAAGGTATAGGGGTAAAACTTCATAATAATACAATAAAAAGGAGTATATATGGAAATATCATTCAAACACACCGATATTCCACCATTCTCACGAAGAGATGGTGATGCTTTATTATTTTCCGGTGATGGATACTTAGAATACTATATTCCAGATGAATATTTCGGTTCAAGATCTACTATGGTTGAAGGTTCTTATTTAAAAATATTAGGCTCTTTCAATTATAGGATATTTGATGCAAATGGTAAACCTGGAAAACTGAAGACTTTCAACTATCCAACAATCTTTATGTGTAAACCCGGAAAAGTTGAAAGGAATGTGAAGCTACAATTAGATCCATCATTGGATGAATCTGTATATGGTGTATTAAGATTCTTCGATGGGGATCAATTGATCACAAGAATTCATACGGAGAAGTATATCGATAATGTATCAGAATTATTCCGATTACATTTGAGAACCGGTAACGTTCCAAACAGTATACCATATGATACATTGTTCTCTTATCCGTTTGATGCTATGGAATTGAACAGTGGTAAATTCGCTGTACATTCTCAAGCAATGGGGCTATTATACTCTAAGATCTGTAGAGATCCGGAAGATGTAAATGTTCCTTTTAGATTATCTAAAGCTATAGATAAATCTATGACTGGTTACAAGCCAATTTCTATTAAGAGAGCTGCTAAATTGATCTCAGCATTCGTTGCTATGACATCTGAAAACATTGATGAATCTATCATGGTTGCAGTTATGATGTCTGATGACGAGAAGACCGGAAAGTCCAAACACAAGGAATCTCCACTAGAAAAGATCATGACAATGTAGCCATTTTTAACATAAGATTAAATATCTAAGTGATATTAGTAAATATTTTAAAATATTTGATAAGTCATTCAAAAAACTAAGGAGGATAAACAGTTATATGTATGCTGGTACAAAAATAAATCTGCATGAAGTACTCCAAAAGCAGAGACAGATTACTATTGCTGATGAATCTATCCCTCTATTCTTATGTGTATTTTCTTCAGATAAGGGTACAGAGGAAATTACGAACTTCACTAAAGATGATTTCGTTTCTATGTATGGATCCACTGCAGACTTCTTCAAGTATGGTCAGCCTCTAATTCAGGCTCATGCCATCGTAAATGCCGGCGGACGAATTCTCGCTAAGAGAATCGTTGCTGACGATGCCAACCTTGCAAATGCTGTTGTATTTGCAAACGTTACCCAGGAAGCTAAGGATAAGACAACTGCCGATGGAAAGCAGTTATATATCGACGAGCATGGTGCTGAAACCGAAGAGGTTACTGCAACCAAGGCTACCGTTAACTATGCAAAGATTAAGTACACAATCTCTACCATTGAGAATGTGAAGAATATTGATGGGGTTCTTGATGCTGCAAATAAGGCAAAGACCGATACCAAGTTCCCATTATTCGTTATCTGTGAGAATGGTCGTGGAAAGTCTATCAAGAAGTTCCGCATCCTGCCGGATTATGATGTATCAAAGAATACCGGATTCATGATCTACAGTCTTCAGGATATTGAGAATAACACTGTTCTTGAGAATGCAAGATTCTCCGCATATCCGGATGGAATCTCTAACTATTCCGGAACCAGAAGAAACCTTTCTCTTACAGAGAGCACTTCTGAGCAGCTAAAGACAAGATATGATGCTGAAGGACTTGATGCATTCGTTGCTAAGCTGGCTGAGATTACAGGTTATTCTAAGCAGGCTATCTATGAGACAGACTTCTTATTTGGTAAGACAACTCGTGGTAGAGTTCTTCCGGGAATCGAAGTTGATATGGAATCTACCGATGCGGTAAACTTATCTTCTACTTATGGAATTCCATTAGAGTCTGGTACCAATGGAGCTTTCCCAGAGCAGCCATTTGCAGGTCTTGTTCCTTCTAAGGAGTGGACAAATGCTGCTACTAAGTTCTTATCCGGAGATACAGATTCCTCTATCTGGGATCTTGATCAGTATAAGATTGACTATTGCTGCGACGCTAACTATCCTGACGAAGTTAAAGAGAAGCTTTCTCAGTTGGCTATGTGGAGACAGGATTTCTTCTTCTTCAGAGATTTAGGAACAGATGTTCGTTCTCTTCAGGATGTAAGGGAAAAGATTCAGAAGCAGTTCTTTGTTAAGTCTCCATTCATCGGCGACTACATTACATGCTATGATATCATCGATAAAGATTCCAAGAAGCAGATCAGAGTTACTATGTTACATGGATTAGCTCCGTTGCTTGTTAAGCATTATACAACCAACGTTGCCGCTCCGATTGCCGGAGAGTTCAATAGTATCGTTATCACAGAGGCTATTGAAGGAACTATGACTTTCACTCCGAGAGTTACTCCGAAGATCAATCAGAAGGAGATTCTTGATGAGCTGAAGCTGAACTATGCTAACTACTCTTCTGAGGGTGTATTGACCGTATTGTCTACTTATACTTCTCAAGATCATAACGGGCCTTTGTCATATTCTTCTAACGTTATCGTAACACAGATGTGTGTTAAAGATATTAGAAGATATACTCCGAAGATCAGATTCATGCTTATGGATGCTGCTGGAGATGCAAACGTTGTTGACTTCAACAAGTACAGAGAGTTAATCGTTGATAACGTTATCACAAAGTACAAGAAGTACTTCAAGTCCATTGATATGGTATACACAAGAGACCCGGAGATGATCTCCAATAAGATCTTCAACGCTTCTCTGTATTGCTACTATAAGGACTTCCCACAGGGAGAAGTATTCGATGTATTTGCAGTTGAAGGATCACCGGATAACACCACCAGTGTAGCTACTGCTTCTATCAACATATAATGGAGGGTAATGATATATTATGTCTACAACAGGTTTAAATTATATTAAATTACCAAGAAACGTAACGGAGTATACACTGATGAAGGGTGTTACTGACTTCTCAAACCTTAAGCAGTTTGACTTGTTTGAGTCTGGCTATTCATTCATCACTGTTGTATCCGTACCAAAGTTCATGGAAATTCTTGGTCAAAGAGATGCAAAAGTAAAGAACCTTCAGGATGGTGTTACTCACATCATCGAGGGTGAGTTCAAGGGCTTGTCCGGAATTCCGGATATCAGTGCAAACGCTGGTACCATTTCCAATGGTAATAACGAATTGCAGCTGATCAATAACGTTACGATGGATACATCTATTCAGGTAGATATGTCCTTCTATGAGAGATCTGGTTCTCTGTTAACTAACTACCTTGCTACCTACCTTACCGGTATTAAGGATCCGAATACTAAGGCTAAGACTTATCATGGTCTTATCGCTGATGGTATCATCACTGATCCGGGTGCAGACTATGAGACCTTTACTTTCTTATACTATGTAACAGATAATACGTGTAGAAAGATCGAGAAGGCTTACTTGTTAGCTAACGCACAGCCGACCTCTGCTCCGATGGGAACAATGTACAACTCCACAAAGGGTTCCATTGACTTCCAGGAAATCTCTCTCAGCTTTAACTGTTTCCCAATCATGGGTGATAAGGTTAATAGATATGCAGCAATGCTTCTTCAGAATGACCTTACAACCAATGGTAACAGAAAGCTTATTCTTGACTCTAATGACTATGTATACGATGTATACAACACCAAGGTTGAGAATAATGGTATGGTTTCCAACATTGTTACCAACCAAACACTGGCATCCACAGTAACCAATCTGTACAAGGTTTAATCACTTAGATATATGTAGTAGGGCAGCAATGTCCTACTACATTATTTTGTATATTTTAAACATGAATATAATGAGCAATTAATATTATAAGAGGTTGGAGACAAGAAAAATGGCAGATAAAAATAGAAAAGTGTCTAGAGAATTAGATACATTAGATGGTCAGATATCTAATCTATACTCTACGACATATCATACTTCAGACGTACAGGATTTATTGTACAATAAAATCACTGACGATTTAGACGATTCTATCGCTAAAGCTACAGGAGAAGACGATTTCAAAAATCTGTCTAATATCTCCAAGCTATATCAGAAATTGGCAAGCAATATCCAATCAGATCCTGTTAATATGAACCTTGGTAAAGGTAATGATAAGGATATTTCCACTTTGTTCCAAGAACCAGATATCATGGGTGGAATTATGGAAGCATATTCCAAAACAAAGTGGATCAAAGAAATGGATGATGAATTTGATACTATCTGTAAATATATGCCAAAGCTCCAAACTGCTTTGGACATTAAAAAGGATGCTGTATTATGTTCAGATTCTTATAGCAAAGAGTTCTTGAGAATTCTTCCAAAGAATGAAACTCAACAGAACGATAGAAAGGTTGTTCTGGAGAATAATATCGATAACCTTACTTCCCGTTATGATCTTGAAAGCCGTGTAGAAACATGGTATGATATGACTTCCAAATACGGAGAAGTATTTGTATATTGTGTTCCTTACAATAAAGCATTTAAAACTCTTCTGACAAGAAAGAACAATATGCTTTCTACAGTATCAGAAGCTGTTGTTGATACCAAGGGAGAATTGGTAAAGCTTGGTAGTAAGAACACAAAGATCAAAGCAAATGATGGAAGAATTCATGTTACATTCGATAAGTCTAATGTAATCAAAGAAGCTATCGATAACAATACTTTCATCAGAAATGCTATCAAGTCTTCCTTATTAACCGGATTATCAGAGTTCTCTATTCTTGAAGCTACTCATGGTGCAGCTACATTTGATCAGCATATCAGCAGGATTGATGATGAGAATGTATTGAAATTTGATAAGACTGTTCCGACAGATGATCTTAAGGTAGAAGATTATGATAAGACTGCTGCACAAGGCTTATACGATACAAACTCTGAGAGAGGAAATAAGTCCACCACTACAAAGGTTAATGGCTGTGTATTAAAGACCATTGAACATGATAAGTTTATCCCTATCTACATTGAAGATACATTCTTCGGTGGATACTATATCGATGTAGATTTGGATAAGCTTGGTGGAGACATGTCTAATGATATTGCTACAACCACATCAGCAAACTCCATCAACTCTATCTTCAAACAGAATAGGGGAGATAGTGAAGGAGATTCTCTTCTCAAATCTATTGCCGGAAAGATTTCTAATGCTATCAATGCAACTTTTATCAATTCCAATAGTGATCTTTCTAAGGAAATATATTTGATGTTGAGATACAATGATCGTTTCAATATCTCTAAGGCTTCTATGGATATGAATGTAACATTCATACCAGCAGATGATGTACATCATTTGAAGTTTAAGACGGATCCAAATACCAATAGAGGAATTTCTGATTTATGGGATTCTCTTGTTGCTGCTAAGCAGTGGATAATGTTGAACATTACTACCACATTAGGACAGGCTATTAGAGGATATGATAGACGTGTCTATTACGTTAAACAATCACTTGACACTAACGTTGCACAGTCATTGTTAAATGTGATCTCACAGATAAAGAAGGGTAACTTTGGAGTACGACAAATGGAGTCTGTATCGAACATGCTTGGAATGTTGGGTCGCTTTAATGACTTTGTAATACCTACAGATTCCTCCGGAACAGCACCAATTTCCTTCGATACACAACCTGGTCAACAGTTTGATTTCCCAGCAGATATGATGCAGAATTTGGAAGAATCTGCTATATCTTCTACCGGAGTTCCTGTTGAAATTGTAAACTCTTCTACAGGTATGGACTTTGCTATTCGTTATACTATGACTAATGCAAAGCTCTTAAGAAATGTATTGAAGAGACAAGCAATCATTGAGAACTTTATGTCTCCGATTCTTACAAAGTTATATTTCTTTGAATATAATGAGTTTGAAGAGTTAGAGTTAAGATTACCGATTCCTGCATACTTATCACTTACACAGGGACAGCAATTGCTACAGACTGCTGTACAGTATGCTGATAGTAGAGTTGAGATTGATATGATTGGAGAAGCTGATGAAGCTAAGGCTGAGTATAAGAAGATTCTTATATCTAAGCTGATTCCTGGATATATCTCTGAGGAAGAAATCATAAAGATCAAAGATCGTGCTAGGATTGCTCTTAGTGTTAAACAAGCACCAGAAAGCTCTGGTGGTGATGGCGGAAATGATTATTAAACCGAACTTAACCCCTATGCGATTAGCTCGCATAGGGGATTATGTTGTACATGATTTGAATATCTAACTTAAGCTTTTTCTTATGAACTGTAAAACATACAGTTTTAAGGTCTCCATTGTTATATATGGATAACTTACATAAGTCTCCTTTATTCATTGGAAGCAGCCATTTCGATATATATAATATATATTGTCCTGTACCACCCATATACTTCAAAGGATTCATTTCTCCATCTTGAGATAACTCATCAAAGTTTGGAATCAATGTACAATCTTCTTCATACTCTATTGGTGCAAGGGCTAATACTGCATCATATCTACCACATTGTTCTATCATTCTTTGCATCAAAAGATTGTTTCCTAATGAGTATAAAGATCTTGTTATATTTTCCATATCTTCGGGAGAAGATATCTTTAAAAATGTATTGATATTTCCCCCGAAAACCGTTTGATTGAGTAATGGAATGTTTACCTTTGATAGAACTGTACAATCATCGCTTATCATATAGATTGTACCGGGAACATGTAAGAAGTTTCCATCAGTCTTAATGAATCCTGCACATGATTTTACTATAGATTGCACATAATCAACAAACTCTGCCATTGTACTCATCATAATAATGCTTTCTCCTTTACCTGTTCTATCAAAGATTCCTTCTTTTCCATAGGAATAGTATCCATAAATCTTATAGCTTCTCTTGCTCTATTCACATCATAATTCTTATCGATAAAACTAATAGCTTCCAATACACGAACTGTTCCAAAGTTGATAGCGTTTCTATTATTAGAACCATATTCAACATTTGGAATCAACTCTCTCATATCGTCAAGAAGTTCTTTGAATGTAGCAAGTTTAAACCACTTGTGGAAGAACGATATCATATTATCCGTCATCAAGTTCTCCAAGAACTCTCCACCTCTACTATATCTTGTCATATCTTCTTCTTCATCCTGAGATGTATACATATCCTGATGTTCAAGTTCAGATACTTGCTTATCGATAATAATCTTTCCAATCTGAGTATTAGAAGCAATGTTAAACTGTTCAAGAATTGATGGATACAGTTTTGCATAGTCAAAGTCTACAAGATTATCTGCAATATTTGTTGGATGTCCATCAATTGTGATATATACAGACCTATCATTATTCAAAGGATTTCCAACCATAGCTCCTGGGAACTTATGACCCCCTTCAGTCTTAACAATATTTCTGTTATTTCCTAAGACAAATCCCATCTTCTCATAGTCTGACTTGAATCTATTCTTGATATATACAGATTGTCTATGAGCTTTCTCATATCGTGTATTGTTTACTAATGCTTTTGTAAAGATATACTCACAATCCTGAGTACATTTCTCTATACAATGCTGAACAATTGTATCCATGATATTGTAATACGAGAATACTCTATAATTGAGATACGGAAGCATTTTCATATCAGTTGTGATATGAGACCAATCTAACTTCTTAACCTTTGCTACAGTATATCCTATATCATTCAATCTGAAGCTTGGAAATTTTGCTTTACCTTTACGAATAGAAGCAAAGTTTATCATCTGATCAATCCATACTGTAAATGAACTTATCTTTACATAATCTCCACGTTCTTCAAGATTGTTCATATTCCTATCGTCTACATGATATGTCAAGAATTGCCTACTTACTTTCTTATTGGTCATATAATCTAAAGGATTTCTATCAAGAGTAACCAATCTATCGATAAAGTAGTTCAAGTCGAACGCCATATTGTAAATCATCAACATATCCGGATTTGTATTATTGATGATATCAAAAGTCGTTTCAATCAAATCCAACTCTTCTTCAAAGAATAGCACTTTGTATTCAATATCATAAAGACCATACTTTCTAGATAACTTTTGTCCTACAGTATTGATTACAAACTGCTTAATCTTATCATACTCTGTCCCATCATCGAAAGCTTTCATATACTCTTCAATCAATGGATTCTCCGGATTCTTCAATAATAACTGATATGATGTCTTAGACTTTAAATCTAAATACGATACCGCATTAATAGGACATTCACCAGATTCCGGAAAATCGTGTAAAGAATATCTGATATCTACCTCTATATCCAAGAATGCTTTATCTAAAGCACAGATCGTATTTGTATAAGACTTAGCAAATAGATATCTATAGAAATCTTCCGGATTAACGTCTGAACCTAAGATACATGGTTCTAAATGTAAAGCCTGATTTGCCGCCATATTCTTACTTCTGATATTATCATAGAAGAATTGAAGCTGTCCGGTTAACTCTGCAATTACTCTCAATAAGTCTTGAAGTTTACAAGTAATCGGAGTGAGCTTATCCTTTTCCAACTGTGCTAAATTGTAATCCGGAACGTTATACTTTTCCGGGTCAATCATATAGAATGTAATCTTAGGATACTCTTCTATATAATATCCCTTCTTTCCTGTTATATTGTCTTTATAGATGATATACATATAATCATCCATATGACTACCATCGTCATCATTTATATAATTCTTGATATAATTACAATTCAAGATTGTCAAATCAGAACCCTTTGGGTAACCTGGAATTAATAATTCATATTCACTTTTAACCATTAAATCGTCCAATGATTTTTTCTTGCCCATGTTCTATAACCTCCTAAAATGAATGTATTAGTAAGTTTTTGGCAAAATATTTCTTAATATAAGGCACATTTATGTAAAACAATATTGAATATAAAGAGGAGATAAATATGGATATATCAGCTTTTCCAAACCCACCAATGGATAGTGGTTCTCAAGAGAACTACTATTACAAGAAACCATACAACCAACAAACGGTATATGACCAAAACAATAATCCTATACAGGTAGAGATGTACCCACCATCAAATCAACCGGCACCTCCATCACAACCTACAAACACTAGTGGATTGTCTTTTGGAAATCTTATTGGTGGAAATGTTTATGTAGAAGACCCAAAGATTCCAATGGTTACTGAGAGAGCTACTGATACCGGCTTAACCGTTAAGAAGAGAGGAAGACCTCCAAAAAATAAAGACAAAGATGCAGAGCCTGTAAACTCTAAGGAGATTGTAGAATCTACCGTTTACGAAGAGTCTTATACAGAGACAAACAATATGGCTTATGCTGTAATCTCTCAGGCCGATGAGTTAATGGCTAATGCTAAAGCGGAGTTAGACTTTATCAGAACCTCTAGAGGAATGAAGGGAAAGTATATGTACATGACAAATATGCTTTCATCCATGTCTTCCTTAATGGGAACAAAGCTTCAGGCTATCAGAGAGATCAATGCTAATATCACTAAGGCTAACGATATGGAATACAGACGCTTTAAGGATAATAGAGCACTTCTTCAGGTTGATGATAATAAGATGATTATGGATGCTTATAGTGCATTCATCAATACTCCGGTAGGAGCTAAACCGTATTCACAACCAACTACAAAGGAACTTACAATGGCTGTAAACGATCTTCAAATGGTTCCTGCAGATGGTGTAGATCTTCCGTTATCTATGACGACTCAGGATAGAGGATTAGCCAATTATTTGAACAATATCTCTCCGGAAGAGAACAGAATGTTGAATGAAGGAAACCCTGATATCGAAGAGGTTATCATCTATAATCAGGAAACCGGTATGAAGTATTTCCAGTGGATCAATACTAAGACCAATGAACCTGTTCCAAATATGCCGGCATCTTCTGATATTCTTATCGAGGATTATGTAATTGATCCAAGAACAAGAACTGCAAAGAATACCAACCTTAGAGATGTAAAGAAAGTGGTTTACATTAACGAGGAGAAGTTCAACCAATACTAAAAAATAAAAGACTCCCATAGGTTCAATGAACCTATGGGATTTCTTCTACATAAATTGTAAACCATTTCTCTTTGTACAAACTATCTTAGATACAGATTGTGTATCGAACTCCATATTATGAGAAATCATAATACATTGTTCAGCATTGGTTATATCTAAGAGATAGTTCAATGCTGTTATAAACCCATATCTATTACTGGTATCTAAACCACCATCAATCTCATCCAATCTAAATAGATTGTACTTAGAAGACATTCTCATCATAGATGCACAATTGAAAGCTAATCCAATCATACACTTCTGTGCTGTAGAACCTTTAGAAATGTCTGGAACAACCATACCAAATGGTCCGATGAATGGAATAGAGAATTCTTTATCTTCTATAACAGGTAACTGAAGAATCAATTCTCCATTAAACATATACTTCAGAAGAGAATTACAAGTTGAAATGATATCATTCATATACATCTTTACATACTCTGCTTGAATACTATTTCCACCAGTCTGAGAACATAAGTTTCTAACAAAAGTAGTCTTCTCATATTGAGCTTTTAAGTTCTCTACATCCTTCTTATAAACCAAGAGGTTAGTTAGTTTGAACTTTAGCTCAGCAATCTCATCGTCTAGTTTAGAAATGATTTCATCTGTCTCCTTGATGTTTTTATCTACAATGATTATAGCATCAGCTTTCTCTTTTATAGAATCGATATTATCTCTAATGGACAAATACTCTTCTTTCAAAGAGTTCATTCTCTTATCGAGTTCATCTTTGTCTTCAAACAAGTCTATTACTCTTTGAATATTATCTTTCTTCTTATTCATTTCTGCAATAACGTTGTTTGTAAACGATAAGTCTTTCATAACAGTATCGGACTCTTTGAGCTTATCATTATACTTCTCTTCTAGAGATTCGATATCCTTAGTAATAGTATCAATCTTAGACCTAGACTTGACTGTATCTTCATACTTTGATTTCAATGAGTTATACTCATTCATAATCATTGTATAATTGTCCATCTCGGCTATAACAGTTTTCATATTCTCAATATAGTCAATTTCTTTTGTCAATGGATAATGATTAAGAATTGCTTTTGTCAATAACTCTTTCTTATCCAACATCCAAGAGAGATACTTAACCTTCTTGATAGTGGCTGTAGATTCTTTAATCAGAGAAAGTGCATCGTTGATACTATGATAAATGTCGACACTTCTTTCATAAGATTCGGCTTCGTTTCTCGCTTGAGCCAACATGGTTTCGAGTTCTACTATACTAGCAGATATCGCTTGAGACTCTTTCCAAGGATTACTATCTTTAGCTTTATAACTCTCTGAAATTTCTACAAGAGAACTTACAAATGCACAAGAATCATCTTTACAAGTCTTTGGTCTTTGCTCTAATAGAGTCATAGACTTTATATCTTCCTCTACCTTAGCTAAAGCAGTCTTCTTCTCTGCTATCATAGTTACAGCCGTGGAGATATTTTCTCTAATTTTAAGAATCTCACTATCAATTCTTTTATCTTCGATAATACACCTTGTAGCAAGCTCTAAAGCACTCGCATCTGAGTCTTTTATAACATTCAGCATATCTGCAAACTTCAGAATGTTCTGATGAAGATTGTTGATATCCTCTTTGGAAAACTTAGACATTTTCTCAATCGTCTCTTTTCCGATATTCTTATCATAGAATGCTATATCTTTCTCTAACTCAGACATTCTTGCACCGATAGTATCATTATAGTTGTCAGAAGTTAGCTTACCAAGTTCTGATTGCTTATTCAATATATCGGACTTGATAGATTCCATATACATTGATAAGGAACTTATTTTGTTACTATACGTTGTACATGTCTTATCCAATTCTTCCAGATGTTTTGTTACACTTTTGAGCTCTTCATATGGGTCTGCTCCACCAATGAGTGCCAGTGCATCCGTTATAGTACTCTCGTTTCTACTAACTTCTGCTTTTAGAACAGATAACTCTTTTGCAATATCCTCATAGGTTTCTTGAATCTTTCTATAAGGATCCAACACATTCATTTCTACTTCTAAAGCTGCCTTATCGGTTATCATATTATCTCTATCTTGCTTATATGAAGCTAATTCGACACTCTTCTTATCAAGAGTACTCTCTAAAGCTACAGAATCTCCGATAGCATATATTCTTCCATTAAGATTTCCAATCTCTGTTTTTATGGAAGAAACTGTCTTAGTTAGCGATTTGAAGATGTTATTGAACGTTTCCACTGAACCTATAAAGGATGATAGGTATTTTCTCCTCTCAGAAGGAATCATGTCCACCAAGCCACGATTTTCGGAGCCTATAGAAGACATATCTAAATATGTTGGATTGATATCGAACAATTCATCTCTAAAATCTTTGAAAGATGATACATTTCCATTAGGGTTGTATTCTACTCCATCTTTGGAAATATAAGCCTTTGTTGTTCTTGAGGTCATTGCATCGTTTACAACAGACTTGATAAGAATCTTATAGATAGACCCTTCATTATCCTGATAATGTAACTCCTTTTCAGCAGGATATTCTATAATATGCTCGGTTCCATTCTCATCAATCTTTATATCTGTTCTAAAAGAATCAGATGAGTCCGGAGCCGGAATCATTGCATTTAAAAGTGTAGACTTTCCTGTACCATTTTCTCCTTGAATCAATATGATTCTTGAATTCAATTTATCGAATGGTATGACTACTTCATCTAAACCCATACCTTGCAATATATTGATATACCCTTTCAGTCTAAAATACAGTAGCTTCATAAACTTCCACCTTTCAAAAAATAATGTCTCGTATAAGACATTATTTCCTTTTATAAATACCAGCTTCCATCAGAATACATTGTTCTTCCATGGTTAACATGTTTTCTGTTATTAGCTTATCTACAATATCCATAGTCGTAGCATTAATAGCTATCTTACGATCTTCTTCTCTCTTACCAATGTTTCTGCTAAATGTTTGTACACCTATAAAGAACTCGTTTTTACATACCTCTCTTATAGAGTAACCATTCATATCGATAAACTTATATACCGCTTTTCTGATAATGTCTGATTGTTTGTCGGTTAGCAATGCGTTATAATTAGCCATAGTAAGTTCACCCTCCGTACTCTTATGTTCAAAATGTGATATCTTTTAAAAAACGGCAAGAACGGGGATAGTGTACACTACACTATCCCCCTCTATTCATATAAAGCCTTATCCGGCCTCAAGTGTAAAAATGATTAGCATGATACAGATTTAAAGGAAATTGGATTTGCATCTTTGTTCTATTAAGAAGTGCAAACAGAAAGTAAATAATAATCGTACACGCTAATATTTTTACATATATGTTGTTTGTTTGTAAAACATTATTCGTAGATAGCATCGGCTAGAAGAGAACCCCATCCAAAAGCTTCTCTTAGTGAAGATAGACTTCCACCATTCTTCTCCAGAGTATCACTAAGACTCCTTTTAGTAGCATTGTCATAATCTTCGCCAAGAATAATATCTACAATCTCGGAGCTGGTAGCTTCAAAGTAATTCTTGATGTAGATATGGATAAAACCATATACTACATATAACATGGTAAGATCGTAAGTGGGAACGAATAAGATATCACTATCGTTATCATTTCCTACCTTTAGCATGTTATCGGAAGCCTTATACTTCATATTCGGATCTGTATTGAGCAACTCGAAATAAGTCTCTTTTAAGATCTTTACGATATCTTTGATATCTGTAGATTCTTTGAAGATAAGCTTCGGAAGAACTACAATCGTAGCAATAGCCGGACCAGTCTTCTCACCTTTTGTTACAATGGTTGGTGCTTTTAACACCATTGGTGTTTCTATATTTATAGCAGTAACGATATACAATGGATTGAAGATATCATGAGTATTGGAAATTATGATTGACGCAATCTCAATATCTTCTCCAGCCATAAGTTTTGTAAATCTCTTATTCCTATCGAGAGTTACGGCAATAAATGTCGGAACAGATTCGATGCAGTTGAGCATGGTGTTATTGCAATAGTGTCCAGTTAGTACATTAAGTTGTCCAGACAATGATGCCATAACATCGAATACGTGAGCCATAAAACACCTCTTTCTTAAACTATGTTCCAAGTTGGTACAAAAGAGATATCTTTATATTTCATCTTAGATATAACGCCTTCTGCAACCACCTTGCAATCAATGTACACATTGTTGTTCGTAGTAGAAATTTCAGTAAATTCAAACTCGGAGCCGTTAACGATAACGACTCCTGGTACGAACTTTCTACTAAGTTTGGCTTCCATAGCTTCCCTTTCACTCTTCTGAAGATCTGAGTAAAGGAAGTATACATATGAATCAGAAACCATAAGTCCTCCTAATTTCCGTTGTACTTGTATACAACTTCTTCAACATCATCACCAACTACAGCTCCAAGTCCACCATAATCGATAATACCATTAGTATCGATAATGGCATTCCTATAAGACTTTCTTTCAGCAATAGTTTCTTTAACCATATCATCTTTCACATAATCCCAAGATAGTGGGAACTTCTTGTCACACTCTACAGCGTTTCTAATTCCTGTATCTTGGTTGGATTGAGATAATATGTTACTATAGCGTTCTTTCCAACCATTAGGTTCATCATATAGAGCAAAGTGTCCATTATAAGTCTCCAATGTTGGAACAACCATTCCTGACAGTCCAGGATCTGAGGAAGATGACGCATCAAGGTCCAATCTTCCAAGATGAGATGGGTGAACATGACGATATACGATAGGAACTGCAGACTTACCACCCTGTTCACCAATACCGGAAATACCTTTTACAGTACAAGCCAATGCAATTTCTGCATCATTATCATTTACATGATCTACATACGGTACAAGATTAGAAGCATTCATATTCTTAATCAAATACGCCGGATCTGTATTGATAACTCTGATGATATCATTGAACGATACTGTTGCCCCCTTATCAGAAATTCTGTATATACCCGTAGATAACTTAGCAGCATAGATGTATGGTAAATACTCATCTGCCATTCTAAGAATCTTTGTAGATATATCGAGATTGTCTTTCTTTCTAAGAGAGCTAAATTCTCTGACTAACCACATTACGATATGATAGGTATCAGTCTTATCTTCTGGTGGAAGATTGATTGTTTCCCTTGTTCTAATATCGTAAATAGATTCGAATGAATCCAATACCGGAATACCCTTGTCTAAAGTGAGAGAAGAGAATTCTCCACCAAGCAAGATAGTCCAATATCTTGGATCATAGATATCTTCGAATTCGTTAAACTTCTTAACGTTCTTCAGAAGAGTATAACAGAACGACTGTGTAACTCTATCTCTATCGTATAGAAGCTTTGGCACAGATACAATCATTTTACTACTAACAGCACCTTTAGCACTCTTCATGATGAAGTTGTAATAGATATTTGGGTCCAAAGGTGGGTTGTTATGTAACTGTTTCTCTGTAAAAGTCTCAGGAATCTTTGTGATATAAATCTGTTCGATTCCCAATAACTCTGTTGCACCATAGATACCATATCTTCCAAGAATGAATTTCATAGCATCAATCTTCTTCTTAAAGATATAGGACGCATATAGTGTACACGGATAAGATACATTATCTCCAAGATTAACCAATTCATACATCTCTCTATATATATTGATTGGCATAAACTGAGTCTTCTGTGTAACCTTTGAGTTTTTACTGTTGGCAGAAGTAACGTTGTTATATGTACTTCCGTCTACAATCTGATACATGGGGGAATAGTAGTTTCCACCAATACGGAAATAATACTTATCCACATAGATCGGAAGGATGATAAGTGATTGGAACTTTCCTTCCGATCTTTTCGGCTTCTTAGTTCTACTGTCTACACCAATCTTATCCTTTGGTATGTTCAGCTTCACATAATATGTGGTCTTTAATAGCATAATGTCAGAATCCCTTAAGTTAATGAACTCATAAGGGTTCTGGTTCTTATCCTTATTCTTCCCACTGTAATATTCTCTTAAAGTATCCTGAATCTTATCGTAATCTGTGATTACTTCGAATCCTAATACGTCTAAGATGAAGTACTTATCTCTTCTACAAGATAAGATAACCTTCTTAATACCTTCAACAATGTCCTCGTTGCTTCTTGCAAACAAAGCATCGTTGAATCTTGGTCTGGTTGCGGCATTGAAGTCTCTCATAAACCTATCAATGTCCGGTTGATCATCGTCGTTATCTATATATCTCATATTTTGAGCATTATAGTAACTAGGATCTGGTGTATTGATCACATTGTTATCCATATTGTAATATGGGAACAATGCCATATTTTGATCATTCATTATCATCTTCGCTGTCTCCTGTTAATATAACCCTAACTTCTCTTCCCATTTTATTGGGAACGTCGTCAGATGTATCTCTCAGGATAAGCTCTGCTTCGATATCCAAATTCTTAGATATCGAGATCAGTTTGTTCATTGTAATAGAACCTGTTTTGAACAATCGCTTATCATTCAAGAAATTCTCACCGAATCGTGGAGCATACTTATTGATGTCACAATTCTTCAGTGCAATAGCTTCTTTGAATGCTCTCATTTCTGGGCTATCATTAGGGAGCATCGGCGGTATAAACCTATCATCCGAGGACGATAGAGTAGTAGCTTCCATATCCCTAATAGTTTTAGTCTTATTCAGAAATTCATTAATGGATTCAGAGTTTCCGATATCTATGATATCCAGATTCTCTATCCCATAAGTCTTCTTTTCTGCTTCTGTATCTGGTGGATTTACAAAACATAAACACCCGTCTTGATATACACCAGGACACTTGTCTGTCTTATTAATGAATGGTAATACATACGTCTCTCCATTACAATCTACCTCTAAAGCATAATTGGAATACGCACTTTTATTACCACCGAATATCTTACTGTACCTCGGTAAGTCAGTTTCCGAGGTAATATTCATAAGCCTTCCATTAATAATAGCTGTTCTACTATCTATAGACATACCTATTACCTCATAAAAAATATTCATACACATGATATTGTGATGGTAGAGAAACTACCCCTCTACCATCACAATACAAGTAACTGTTATAATTCGAATTATTGCAGATGCTATAAATTAGTTTGCGATTGCAAGGTCATCCTTAATAAGCTGCTTAACCTTACCATCCGGAACAATACCAATCTCAATCTCACCATCCACAACTTCAGCAGTTGCAGCAAATACACCTTCAAGCTCAAGTGTAACCGGCTCACCATCCTTAACATTATCTCTTAACCAATTGATGATAGTTTCGATACAGAGATTCATCATAACAGAAATCACATCACTGTCAACGAACTTAAAAGAATACAATCTAAATCCAACCTGTCCGAACATCTGTCCCATTAATCCATTGGACCGGATGTCAATAGGATCAACTACATCTTCGAAATCCTTTTCATCTGTTGTCCAGGAATAGTTCCATTGTCCAGATGCGGAATCTGCATCACCATCTCCAATATAGGAGATTGCTGCTCCTGCAATGAAAGCACCGTCAAGTGTTCTGAATACGATACCCTTCTTTGCTGTCTGATCTTTAAACTTTGCTAACGCTTCCGTCACAGCGTCAAATAAAACGGTGTAGATTTTATCTACATGCTCTGGTCGCAGAGTCAATAAGTTCTCCGCTAATAACTTGGAGTATAACTCCGGAATTGATGTCTCTTTGAACTTCTTAACCATAGTTCATTTCCTCCTTTGAAATGTTGAAATATATGAGAACAGAACAATACTGTCATCACTAATATAATATATTTCTTATGTAATTTTTAGTTACCCTTGTTTTAAATTTTAAATATAAGAACTTATATTATTCTTAAACTCATTTACATCAACAATGGTAACTCCATACTGCATTGCTTTGGCTGTTTTAGAGCTTGAGAAGTTTGGAGCCGGTACAAGTAAAATATCTGTATTCTTTGTAAGGCTTCCATTATCATCAGCATCACAACCAAGAGATCTTAACTTCTTAAACAACTCCCCATCTCTAAATCCAGTAGCTCTTATAACTTTACCATTCGTAGCCACATATGGAGATGGATTGATATATCCTAGAATGAATAGGATATCATCTTTGAAGAATTCATATTCAGAAATAAGAGTTTCAATCGTTGCTGTACCGATACCTTTAATCTGGCTTAGTATAGCTCTTACTTTATCATACTCCATATTCATCAACAATTCGTTCAAATCTTTCAACTTTATTGCAGAAAGTATTTGCTTCCAAGTTTTACTTGATATATTATCAAATCCTAAAGCTCCAATCCAATCTGCATCTGTGATAGATCTATCATGCATGATTCGGGATACCTCATTTGTCATATTAGTACTTTCTACATCTCCGAATCCACATACCTTCAAAATCTTACCATCAATTTCTTTATGAGTGCATACGATCAAATTCTCCAGAGACCTTATCTTCATTTGCTGAATAGTACTTTCTCCAAATCCATTCAATCCTAACTTAGCACACATGTTTACTAACCTGGATAACTGTCTAGAACCACATTCCAAATTCGTACACTTAACAGACTTTCCACTTTCAGATATTTCCAGAGCACATCCACAATTGGGACACCTTGTTGGAAACTCTTCTGGTGGAACATTTTGTCCATTGATTCTGTTGTGTTCGTTTGTAGGCTTTGTTACATATGGCATTACGTCATTCACATATTCCACATCTAATACGTCACCAATATGCAGATTCAGCTCTTTGAATCTTGCATAAGAGTGTCCTGTAGATTTGGAGTGAATTGTTCCATAAAACTCTACCGGGTCATAATGAATCATTGGTGTTATAGATCCATCTTGACCAATAGTATAAGTATATCCTCTGAAGATTGTTTGCTTCTTCAATGGATTAAACTTAACCGCCATTGAGAACTTGTTTACGAAGTTCTCTCTTCCTAAACCTTTTCTAATACCTGGATCCAGATACGATACAACAATACCGTCATACATAAAAGGAATCCATTGTCTAGAATATTCAGCTTCTGATAGGAATAGGTTTATGCCGAAGAGATTCTCTATATAATCCCCATAAACCGTTACATAGTTTGGAATGATTCCTTTAGAAGAGAAGTTTTCAGCAAGATACTGCAACTCCTTCTCTCTATTGCCTTCACAAACTGTGTCAAACACTTTCTGTTCAACAGCCAAAGGAATAAGTGTGATAAAATCTGTGTAGAGGTAAGCATCTGAGGAAGCCAATAACCCTACAATTGCAGATCTACAATTCTTATAGTCATATCCTTTAGCCTGATTGAATCTATGTAAGTCATACATAGTCATGATAGCTTCAAATTTAACACCAACTTCCGGATCTGTAGGTTTCCTATTTGGAAATCTGTATCCTTTCAATAGTGGTGTAAAGTCTGCTGCTTTATCACTTTCGGTATCTCCTCTAGACCTTGCTGATACAATGGTATCTGTACAATCTGCTTCTACAGAAACTCCATCATACTTCAATTCCAGAATAGTCTTGAACCTTGTGTTCGGTGTAATGATACCATCTTGAATATGTTTCATAAAGAAATCTCTCTCTAATACTTTCACATTCTGGTCTGCAAATACACCACGTTCTTTAGCGTCAGTATTCAACACGAGCTTACACTTATCCAGAGTTCCAATTAACTCAGGATGTTCATGAGAAGTGTTGTGTAACCTCTTTTCGATATATGCATCATCGATAGTATAGTTTCTTACTGGATAATTACTGTTGAACTCGGTTCCAATATTTCCGATAAAGGGTTTGAAGTATGTGAGATTGTTAATCTTGTTCTTATCTTCATCAGATAAGAAGCAGATTGCCTCTCTAACTTCATTCTGTTTTGTTACTCCACTGCTATCCCCAGAAGGGTTAAAGTGGATTACTTTAGAACCTATCTGAAAATTCTTATCATAGGTCTTATACTTCTCTAACAGTAGATCATACACTCCATCTTCAATAGGAATGAGAGATCTATCTGTATCATTATACATGATATTGCAAATGTATAACAGGTTTTTCAAAGTTTCAATTTCTTCAGCTACCAGAGTTGGTTTGTTGTACAACTCCATAGCTATATCATTGATAGTACTAACGTTTTTATAGACGGGCTCTAAATTGCCCGATTCTAACTTCTTTAAAATCTGTGCTAAAATAGTATTCATACATATTTTCCTCCTAGAATTCATATCATACACTTCATAGATATAATATATTTACAACCACAATATTGAGGAAAAAATAAAGTACCGTACGAGACAGTACTTTATCTCCCATATCTAGAATTGTATATATCGTAAACGATACGCAACAAGTTTCTAAATATGGAATCGTTCACGCTTAGGTCTATAATACTTCTCATACTATCATCTGCATAATCTAATAAGTATGCAAAGTATCCAGTCCTAATTGAATATTTAGAGCCAGAATCAAAACTTCTATAGAACTGTACAGGAAGATTCCGATTCTTAAACTCATTGTACATATCTGATACATATGCTAATATATCTCCTATGCTATATCTATCAATCATATAGCATACTTGATTGATTATGGATAGAATTCCATCATTATGCAATTCTATATTAGCATCAGATATTCCTTTTATAGTGATTGATGATAAGATATCTCCATTTTGCTCATAATCGTTGTAGTAAACTTCAATATTACCACCAAGCCACATATAAGTCTTAAACTCATTCTTTACAGCAAACTTGAATTCTTCGAATTGTGTATGCTGCAAATCTCTACCATAAACAAATACAGCATCATTCTTGATTGATACTATCTCACAAGTTTGAATCTCATTATACTTCATTAAACAATGTCTAGCATATTCTATACCTTTACGGATATATTTGTATACAGAATTATCTTTTCTAATCATAAGACCAATCTTAACCTCTCTATCCTTCTTTGGAAGGTTTAGAAAGTATTCGTACTCTTGATCAGATAACACATTGAAATGATGTAGTGATGAAATATTTGCTTTAGATAGATCATACTCCCGTATACTGGAATTTACAATATACGGGAGTGGAGTTCTATAGTTTACCTCATTCCAGAGATTTGAGTACTCCATGGAATAATCACTCCTTCTCTAACAAGTCTGGAATATCGTTCTCTATCGGCATCGAATACATCCAGCCCGTTATATGACGTAAAGTCTGAACCACATTGATCCAAATTACTCCAATCCTCTTTCACATTCACTCTTACACAACGTAATCCATATCTCTGTTGAAGAATCTTGATAAATGATTCGTTAATGGTGTTTATGAAAGAATCTACATAGTCCGATATGCAGACATATACTCTTGACTCATTGTATAGAGTCATGAGAATTGTCATCATAGAACCAAATGCTACCGGATTGGTAACCATGTATTCATAATACCATTTATCAAAAGCCAGTGCAACATCATCAGAATATTGCACAGCTTCTGGTAAATCTACGATAATTCCTGGTAGCCGTAAAAGCTGTTCGTTAAATGATGTTATGTTAAATATAGCATACCCTTCACTTGGATCTGGCATTGCTCCATAAGGTCCAAACGCTAACATGATTCCCTCCTATTCGAATACTATTACTGGACGCAATATAGTAGGACCAGCCATACCATATTTTGCGTACACATAGTTCTGTTGAGCTTTACATTCCGTTATAAAGCTGATTACATCATTGGTTCCGCAACCAAATCTAGCTAGATCCATATTCAATCTAGCTACTACCTCAGGATACATATAATCGAATCCTCCCAAATACGAGATGTATTCGAAAGGATTGATGAAGTTTCCGAGATACAATTCCATTAGAACCTTATCTGCCAATCTCATATCATACATGAACTTCTTACCAACAAGACCGACATCAATTCCATACTCTACTTTCAAATGGTTAAGCAACAATCCTATCCAGATAGATTCATTAGTAAATTCTGGAATATACATGTATACGTTTACACCATTATGAACAGCATACAGCACAAGCAATAAGAATCTCTTCACTTCATCATTGAGTAGATACTCTGCATAGCACTGTTTGAACCCTTCGGTATTACCATCAATCTCCATATATGTCGCAATTGGTGGTGGACATAATATGGTAGCATCTTGAGTAATATCTCTGAAGACTTCTCCTACTTGAGTAGAAGAGATATCTTCACTAAGATTCAATACCGCATGTCTTCCATACGGATTGGCAGATATGGCACCAGCAATGTTGTCTATGTTATCGACAACATACAAGATGCCAGGAAACACATTCAACATGTCTAACCTCCTTCTAGTAATTATTGAGGATATCGTCTACCGTAACTTTGGTATCAGAATTCCTAATAAGTTCCAGAGAAATTGGTTGTCCACTTGCAACCATTTCTTCAACCATATCATGTGCAACCTCAGCTTCTGTTTCTACAGGAGCTTCATAAGGATCCAATGTTGCAGCAATGTCTGTCAGAATCTCTGTATCTGTAGAAGTATCTAATGCCGGCTTTGGGTCTTCCGGATCTTCAACAATCTCTACAGGTTTGGAAACCTTTGTAGTTTTCTTAGCTGATGATTTCTTCTTTGAAGCTTTCGGTTTCTCCTCAACATTCTTTTCAACCTTCTTAGAAGATTTCTTTGCTTTCTTAGCAGGTCTCTTAGAGTTAGAATTCTCCAGTTCTTCTTCGATAATCACATCGGCAATATGATTGTTGTCTCTGCTTTCTAAAATTTTGTTAAATTCTGCAGCAGCATCGAAAGCGGTAAATTCAATATTAGGATCTATTGTAGAATCATCATCGCTAATAGATTCGATTTTGCTTTCCTCAGCCAAATCGTCACTTTCAACACTGTCATGTGTTTCAGACTCTTCAACTACCGGTTCTTCAACGTTTTCCTCAACAACTGGGGTTTCAACTGCTGGTTCTTCTACTACAGGAGTTTCTTCAGTTACATTTTCTTCAGCATTCTCCTCAACAACCGGAGCTTCAACTTCTCCATCTTCTACTACAGGTTCAGTTTCTCTAGTAACCTTTACAGTCAATCCAGAATTTTCCTCTACAGAAGAATTGATAGTTGTATCTTCTACAACTTCCTCTTCTCCTCTGGTAACTTTTACAACAAGTCCAAAGTCTTCCTCCTTCTTATCTACCTTACTTGCCTGATAAGCAGCAATTTCTTTTCCACCACGAACCAGTTTAATCTTTACGCTATCAGAACTGATTCCTGCGGCTTCGTTAGACATAATCTTATTTCTCCAGCTCTTAGCAACTGCTGGTCTACCAATTGTCTTGGAAACATCTGGAGTATTGGTTTCCATGATTACTTCATTTCCTCTTTTAAGTGTGATTTGCATTTTCTTACCTCCTAACATCTTTGTCAATACACCTTTGCCCACTTCACGTTTTTTAGCAATATCTACTGCCCTATAACGTTTTCCACACTTCTCACAAACTAAGAAGTCGAATCGATCGTCATAATCAATATTTCCATTGCAAATAGTGCCATCATCATTAGGTCTATCACAATGGAGCTTATCCCAATCGATATCGTATACATACGGGAAGTCTAGTAATACTGGACCATATCCATACCGAATTCCCCAGTTCATAAAGAACTTGATACCAAAGTCTTCTAACAATAACTCTTTCTCTGTTACAAAGTATTCGCAGAGAGAATAGATATCGTCCCACATTTGGTAAAACTCAACGCTATTTCTAATTCTACCAACTTTCTCAAACACACCAACTGCACCATCAGCAGATACTTCAAAACACTTGGTACAGTATGGTTTGAGTATAAATTGATTATTATATTCAGCCGGATTATCGTGAATTCCCACATTATCAATAGCTACCTTAACAGCAATGTTTGGGTAGTTTGGATGTGTGAACACTGACCTATTGGTTCCCCCGGCAAGTTGCGTAAAACCTCTTCTTGCCATAATATCTCTTATAGCAAAGATTCTCTTTTCTCCATTACCAGAAAGCTTAGCCGATGTAATTACTCTATGAATTGCATCTAAGTCTTGTGGCATTAGTAATGCAGATAGTGGTGGTGCTTGTAATGAATCATAATACTCATCTAAAGTTGTAGTAATACCTTCATACATAGCTAACACTACTGGGTTATCGGAGAAAGAGCCATCATAATCGTACACATTATTTAGATTCATAATCACTCACTCTTTCTTCGTCTGTCGCCATATACGGCTTGAATTTGTTTGAACTGTTCAGCCATATCTTCAGCACCTTCTTTAAACTTCCTCATCCTATCTGTCATCTGATAAGCTTCTCCACTAATTATTCTAGCTGGATCGTCAGATACATCTGCTCTATAAGGATTCTTTGGTAAGTTTGTATAGGACTTAACCCCCTGTATTTCTATCATATGTCCACCACTACGGTCATACAGGTTCTTTAGTATTTGCATCTTTTCGGCAGAGAACTCACCTCCTGGAGCCACCATTACCGGTCTTGCAGTAAGAAACTCTGGTCTTATACCAGTTCTTTTAGCTTCTTCTGTATGGTTATAGATGTTTGTCTTGAATCGGTTGGAATCATACTGTCTAAACTTAGCATTTCTCATATCCAACAACCGTTCATTTATAAATGCATTTCTTACCAACTCATGACCATTGTTTAGATAATAGTCTAGGGTGCACGTTTCTCCAGGCTTCAATCCCAGCATTTTGTCATGAGAGTCTTTGATCTTCTTATATAATGCTGCACGAGTCTGATCTCTCATAGGTTGATAATAATACATTTCACGCATCATATCATTGTCGATACGCTCTGTCTCTCTAACTACTCTTAACTCCTCCATTTCTTTCATTTCAGATGGTGACAACTTACCATAGTTGATACCGAATCCCATGCTCTTATTGGCCCTTTCCATAGCATCCTCCAGCTGCTTTAAAGGGTTATGTGCCTCTCTAACTGCTTTATCTTCTTCTTCTGTATACTCCTTTCCAAAGTAAGAATTAACTGCGGCATGTAAGTCGCTATATAAGTCACAGGTATCTTTCTTATACTTCTCAAACTCTGAACGATACATGTTATACTGCTGCATAGTTGGTAGACCATATGTCATATTATAAATGCTAGCAGCTTCCTCTTCTCTACGTTTCTGTTCTGCAACTCTCCTCTCTTCATCTGAAAGCAACATATCAACTGGAACATTTTCTGTAAAATGGCTTATATCCATACTATATAAGATATCTCCATAAGTCGGATCAAACGAGTTATACCAATACGGATTGGCATTATAGTTCATCATTGCACCTGTATACGGGTTGCGAATGGTTGTTGATGTATAAGGGTTTCTACTAGCATTCATATAATCAAGATACTTGTTTCCTGTAGAAGAACCCTGTTGTTGTGCAATATATGGATTATATCCATTATTGTAAGTAACGGTACCACTCGGAACATACTGGTCTGGACTAGGTTGTGGTGGTACTTGTTGTTGCATATACGGATTTCCGTACATTTGTTGTTGCATATAAGGGTTTCCATACATTGGTTGTTGAGCCATATATGGATTACCCATCATCATTTGTGGTTGCACCGGAATCATATTTCCAAACTGGTCATATGCAAATTGTGATGGTTGCATCATAGGAATTGCATTACCATATTGGTCATATGTAAACTGAGATGGTTGGAATCCCATGTTCTGATACATTGGAGGATTCATAACCTGATCAATTGGCATATCTTGATACTGACTTTCTCTCATCTGCTTCTGTTCCATAGAATCTGTAGAGAAAGCATTGATATTGTTCTGATGAATTTGTCCTTGAGGTTCAAACCCACCTTGCATTGAATTCAAGTTTCTGTCAGTGAAGATATAATCTACACTACCATCTTCTCTTTCACAAACTAATGGACCATTCATACCGGGAGTATATGGTCTTGGTTCCGGCATAGAATAGTCATTCTGAATCATTTGTTGTACTTGCTGCGGCTTAATATAATTTGGTGCAGCAGCTCCGTACTTTGCATTCATTTCTTGTTGATATTCTTGAGTACCATACTTTGGTCCAACATAGTTCTGTTTTACAAAGTCTGGCATTTCATCATACGATGTTCTAGACTGAGCAATTCTCCTCTCATGCTCTAAATCATGTGCCATCTTATCATTCATAGCCTGATTACTACACAGGTATGATTCTGATGTGCTGTTAAATTGGGGTGAATATCCCGTAGGATATCCACCTCCCGTATTATCAAATGGTTGATCTGGGTATAATTTCACATTCATACATATTTACCTCTTTTCTCTCGTATTCGCTTGTAATATTATGTGTCACGCTCTGTTATTTTCTAATATTACAAATATACCTCCTCATAGATATATTATCTTTCCAACGCCCAAGTTGATTGTTCTCCTTTTTCAATCATTGCTTGAACGATCTTTGTTGCTATATCTTCACTCACTCCTTCTATTCCTATTAAGAATTCGTACATGGTATCTGGTTCAAAATCCATTGCAGAATACTCTTGACAGGAATCTTGCCCATCGGTGTATCCACTTTCATACACCGATAGAGCCCATTGATTCATTTGATTGAACGTGTATCTTTTCATAATCTGATACTGTCCAAAGTTTAACGGTTTAGTCATGCTCCCCATAAAAATCACCTTACTTTTTCTTGTTGTCCTCAGGATCGCAATCAAACGCTTCTTCGTCAATCTTATCTGTAAACATTACTGCATGTCTCATCTTATCACCATTCTCTTTTGTGATATTATCGATATCCTCAAGAGTCTTAATCCAAGAATCGATATCGTAATCTTTGCTTACAAATTCGATAGCTTCTCTTACATTGTTTGGATCGTATGTGAATTCCAATGCCGGAATTAGCATAGGAACTCTCTTCTTCTTTTTGGTCTTCTTAAATACTAACCGATAACCCATTGTCTTAAGTCTCGTATTAAGAATCTCTGCAGACCTATTTTTAGATTCACGATCTATCTTTATATCCACATCATATGGATCTCCAGTAGCTAACTTTTCTACTAATCTTCTACCATGAGGTGATAAAGAATGTAGCATTAAGTTTAACACCACTATTTCCGGACCCATATGTAAGAACTCACCAGTCTCCATCTGACCAAACTTGATAGATGTGGAAGAGAATGGTTCGTTATAGGTTTTAGATGCTTTTGATTTAGCATTCTCATTCTTGATATTTGTAGAAGATAAAGACACTGCTGAGAATTTCTCTTCAGCAAACTGTTTTAGTCTAATACAATATTGAGGTGCTATAATCATTGTTCTTCTTGCTGGTACAAATCTTATATCTCCATTACTATTTACAATTGGAACAAATGGTCTTTGTAACTTTGCAAATGGGAACATCTTATACAACGTATCTAATTTATCGATTGTCATAACTTCTGTAATCGGCAAGTTGGAAGTTGGAATACATGTCTTTGAAATGATACTCTGTAAGAAGATAACTCTTTCATTTTCATCAAGACTATCTACATAGAGTTTCATCTTTTCATATAGAAGCTCTGATACGATTTTGATATAATCCAATATCATATTAAAAGCTTTATCAAGATTGACATTATTGTTTCTGATATGATCCAAGATACACATGGAGATATTGTTTAATTCCAACTCAAACATCTGTCCAGGATTTTCTCTACCGTACATTGTTGATGAGTTTTTGATCATATCTACATGCATACCATTTGGCAGTTTCGGCATCAATTCGTGTGGTATGATCTTTGATACCACACCTTTTCCGCCGTAACGATCTGCAACCTTATCTCCAACCTCGAGTTTTCGTTCTTCCATAATTGTAAACTCTAATTCTACTTTGGAGAATTTGTTCTTGTCTAAGAATTGAACACCATTTACTTCTTGCTGGCAAGTAGTGAACAGTTTATTCAAATCATAAGTCATAGTATAACCGTTAGCAATATATGGACCAACAAGAGACAAGATACTATTACACATTCTCATACGATCATTGTAATAATACAGTAGCTGTTGGTTATATTGTCCGGTCTGTAACTCTTCTCGATTGTTACAATACAATCTGATATCCAATACTGTACCGGTTATGGTAATCTTTGTATCAGACATTTCGATTTGTCTCAATCTTGAGATTGCTTGAGAGTATATAGATTCCTCTTTATTCTCTCTTCGATATGCTAAGAGTATTCCATTTTCAATCTTTTCACCGATGTCTGGAAATACCTTATATCGATTTTCATCACCGTAGATATTCAGAGGGATATCATTATCATTTAAGATAACACTAACCGTCTTAATCAATGGGGCTTCCATTTTTTCACATGCAATATCAGAAACAAGAACAGAATCCTCCATATTATCATCTAGTGACATATATGCTACATTAAGATTTGTTCCATTTGTCTTGTTTCCAAACTTATCGAATCCGATACTTCTTCTAAGAGTTGTACCCTTAGGAATATAGGAACCGACTTCGTAACTATCGATGATGTTGTTGTTGTAGAGATATCCATAAACCTCTGTCTTATGCTTATAAGATATTCTTTCTACAACGTGTAGTTTCTTCTTTTCTGGATCTTCCAGAATGAGATAGTAGTTATGTTCTCTTGCTTGAGAAAATCTCTCAATCTTCCCAATTACATTATAACCAGTATCCGTTGTTAATATAGAAGATGACTTGTTTCCAAAGTCATTTTCCGAACCTGTTGCTACATATGGAACCTCACTATGAGTCAACACTAATGTATGTGACTGGTGGATTCCGTTCATAATCTTTCTTGGTCCCGAATTGGTAATATTATTCGGGATATTTAAACCTTTTCCTAAAAGATGTTCTGGAGACTTTGCATTCTGTGCAAAGTCTTTTACAACATCCATAACATTTTCTGCCATTGTGTTTCCTCCTAATTCGTCCAATTATGCTTTAAAAAATACACAAATATGCTTCTCAATATTATAATATATTTACGACTGCATATTTAGTATACCATCTAATAGACTATTTACACCTGTAGGATTGTACTGTGATTTCATGTTACCTAAAAGGGTAGAAAGTGCAGCATTTGCAGATCTGGAGAATTCTTCTGCAAAATCAGCATCTGTAAGAATCCGCTCTTTGAACTCTTTTTGAGTGAATTTTGTCTCAGATGCTATGTTTTTAAAGTACATATAAGCACCCTTAGACTCAATATAACCGCCACTCTTTAGGAAGATGAATAATGATAGTATCGGGTCATACCCATAGTCATATGTGAACAGTAGAGGAATAGCTCTTCCGGGAAGATTGGACCTAGATTTGATGAAAGTAAACTCAACAATCTTTCCATTTACTCCCAATCCTTCAGAATCTTTTAACTTCGTTCCATCATCTACTCTGATAAGATTATTTGCAAGATATAATCCAGCATTACCTCCAGGAAGAGTTTCATCCGGCTTCAACCAACCAATCTGAGCTTTTGTCTTCGCAAAAGGATTGATGTCTACCTTAGGATTGATATGATTGATTACAAACAGAATGATATTTGCAGCCTTAAGCTTTGGTACGATTCTCTTGAAGATTGCGGAGTTTGTTTTAGCCATTGAAGTTGCACTCATCTGTCCGGATAGTTCTTCTTCTTCAGTAAGCTTCTCCGGTGTAAGCATTGCTAAAGTGTCCAGAATATATACTGTAGGAATCATCTTATAAATCTTTTCACCCTTAGTGGAAAGCTTTCCCGTATCGTACTCATAATCGTCTTTGTTTGCAATCTTCTCTTCATAGATAGTCTGAATTCTCTGATAGAAGTTTTCAGCAGTTACAGCAGCATTTCTGTAAATCAACCTATGCTCAATCTCATCCGGACCAAATCCTGTAAACAACTCTCTTCGAATCTGATTAGAACCACCTTCGATATCATCATAGAAGATTACAGCATTTGGAAATGGTCTAACAATGTTAGCAGCAACCTGTAAAGTGAAAGTTGTTTTACCAGAACCAGGACGTCCAACAATCATATTTGAAGAACCATCTGCAATACCAACAGAGTTGTATGACATCTCTTGTCCATTTTTTAAAGAAACATGTACCTTATATCCATTAGCAAAATCGAACGGAAGGAATCCTGTTGAATACATAACATCGAACTTTCCTTCTTCCATCCTGGGATCCTTTGTTTTGCTCATTTTCTCTCTAAACCTATCAGCTAATAGTCCCATCATATACCTCCCAATATTAAAATAAGTAAAGTAATAGTATGTAAAAAATGTTGTAAGAATTAAAAATAAGAGTACAGCTTTAAGCCGTACTCTTTCATAAAGTTATAAGTTCTGGTACAGAATTATCTTCTATATTTCTTATAGTTTAATGATATTTGTATATGGAACCTTCTTTGAATCTAACTGAGAAATTCCTACACCATTTAACGGGAATCCTCCAAGATTATCTACAATAATACTTCTATAATCGACGATAAGTTCTATCCATCTTGGAACTGGAACATCTAATGGAAGCGCTATAGATTGAAACTCTTTCGATTTCAATAGTTTCACTTCATCATTATTACATTCTTTAATTCCCAACAACTCTAAGAACCGCTCATATTGATATGGAAACTCGTCCTTTAGTTTTTCTACAGTGACAGCATTTACAGCAATCTTAATGATGTCTACAGAGTTTCTTTCTTTGACATCAATAGCTGCAAGATGTTCATCTTTTACATAGTTCCATAACAATAATCCTTTAACACCAAATACTCTTAACGGATTCTCATAAGAATCTAAAGATTTGATTGTTGCCGGTTTGTAATAATTCTTAGAACCATTCATGATATTGGAATAAATTTCATTCTCAAGAATTGCCATTTGTTTGATAATATTCGTTCTATCAATGTTGTCAGCTAATAAAATATCTTTTAATAGTATCTTATTAAGCCGATCTCTCGTTGTTTTAGGAATAACAGATTTCACCAGACAATCTATTCCCTTAACGTCTGGTACTCCACCAAGATAGTTACCTTCTTGAAGCTGTTGGAGAGATGCATAGTGCTTTTTTACATTTTCCAGCAACACTCTTGTCATAAAGAACTCATTCTTCATTACGATTGCACACTCTGTATCTGCTCTATAAGAGCCAGACTCCTTTGTGAAATCTATCATATAACGATTGATGACATCTGTTAAGATATAACACATAATGTTCACCAATGAGAACTTCATATTCTCTTGTGGAATAGTTTCAATCGGATTGATTAACTTATTGATTTCAATCTTTTCCTGATTGAAGAAGTCATAATCATACTCCGGTTCTTCGAAAGTTATACAATCTGATATGCCGCTATTTATAGGGTCTCCCCAGTCATCTCTCTCAAAGAACGATATTGGAAATCTCGAATCTTGAATATTTTGTAAGTATTCAGGAATCTCTTCTCCACTCTTTTCACACTTTTCGACAAGTTTAGCAACATCGACACTCTGATGAAGTATTTTGAAATCATGACCTTCAAGATATTTGATATTGTAATTATACCAAGCATCCAAAGACACGAAAGAAGAGTCTGTATCCGATATCAAAGAAATCTTCTTTATCATATTCTTGTTTCTATCCATTCTATCATAAATCTGATAGCAATAGAAAACATACTCCAATAACAAAGCTTTCAATTCATCAAGATATGGACGAATTCCTACAGGTGGATACGCTGGATCCATATATGGGAAATCCATATTCTCAAATATCTTAAACATAAGATTTCTTGCATACCATGTATCCATTATACCATACAGATTGTTCTTATAATACAATCTGTTCAGTTCTGTTTGTGTACAACTCTGAAGAATCTTTAACACAATATCCATATCTTCTGTTGTTGGTACATACTTATACCCACAATTCAGGATAAGTTTATTGAATACTTCGTATACATCAACAAAACCGGTTTTACCAAGAACAACTTCATCATCAAACTTCCATTCTTTATACTCTTTTCTTACATTATCAATGAATACAAGAACGTCATCTAAAGAACCAAACTTAACGTTGTTTCCAAGGAACATCTCGAAACACATAATTGCTGAAGATATCAATGATCGTCCCATAGATGTTACACTTGGAGCAACGTTTAAGTCGAACAAGAAAGATACAGCAAGACCGATTAATCCATATATACCGTTCATATCGATCTTGTCAAGTTGTTGTAACAAGTTATACCGTTCGAATTGTTCACTCCCTTTTGGATATTTGAACATTTCTTTCTTATGCATCTTTCTCAATTTTGCAAAGTTCTGAATAACACTAATCATTGGGTTTTGAGAATTTGCATGAGTCTTAAACAATACTCCATAAGATGTAAGTATCGTTTCTTTCTTAGTGATATACTCTAAGATTTCTGCACCAGAAAGATCAATGTTCTTTTTGATGTAATTGTTCCGAAGATATGCATCAAAGTCCGTAAACCGTTTCTTTACAGAATAATCTACGATATTCTTTGCATCAGCTTCTGTCATATTGCTATCATAAGATAACAACAATCTCTTCATTACACTTTTGTATTTGTCCAAATACTTATTATTCATACAACAAACCACCTCTCCTAAAGATTAAACATAGTTCCACATAATGTCAAAGCTTTCTTCATACGTATCGTCATATCCATTCTCTTTTGCCCATGAGATAATAGTAGACTTAACATCTGAAAACTTTGCTGGAATTCTATAGATATCTATAGGTTTGAAGATAAGTAAATCTCCTTTTACGTTCGCTTCATCGTACACCCCGGTAACAATCTTGTCAAATCGTCTACAATGATTGTAATTAAAATCCACAATAGTCTCTGTGATTTTATCAGACATTGTTGAAGAGCTGCCACCAAAATAGCCCTGAACAAATACTGTTAATGGACAGAAAATAGAAGCTTTCTGTTTATCTGACCACTTGCTCCATTCTGCCAACCATTTATATCTTGGAGGATACTTATCAGGGTCCTGACTCTCTGTATCTCCTGCACCACTATCATCATTAGCGTCCACAGAAGGTTCAACAATTATATCTTTCTCGTTCTTTTCTTCGTTTTCTTTAATAATATAATCCATACTCTCATCCTTTCAAAAGCGAAAATGTGTCTATACTAAAATGTATTTTTATAAATAGAAACTAATTAATAAATGTCTCGTAACGAGATATTTGTAGTTTCTATTTATTGCAATATATAGAAAAAGAAAAAATATTTCGAAAGGAAGAAAAATTATGTATAACGAATTTGATGCATCATTACTCGTTGAGCAGTTCCTTGCTGATGATCTCACTCACAATGCAACTCCCGATCAGGTAAAAGAGTTCTGCAAGCCGGGTGGACTTGGAGAAGGTCTTGTAGAGGCTGGTGTTATGACCAAGAGAACTCTTGTTAGACTTTCTAAGAAGGATGACCTTGATAGACGTACCACTATGGCTGCATTCTCTATTGCTAGGGCTAAGAAGGATCCATTGTGGACCAAGCTTACTGTTATCCAGGCTAAGAGAAAAGAGTTGATCTCTGCAATTAAGCAGAAGTATGCTTCCGTATCCCGTAGGACTGCTGATAAGGGTCAGAAGGAATATATCAAGACAATGAGAAAGGTTCCCGTCAGCTTTGTTAAGACCGGCGGAGCCGATAGAGTTTAATCATTATATGCTGCCTAACAACCATGGTTATATTAGCCATGGTTGTTATTTTGAAATTTTTAAAGGGGGGTATTATGCATAAACCCATACCATACGGAACATATCCGTTAGTATTGAGACATTACAATACATCAAATCCCAGATCCGGAGAACTTTTGTTCGATTATGAAGATTTAAACTTGTATGTTTGTAATAGGGCAAATAATAACAAGATTACTCCTGTATCCAAATTGATTTACGATAAGAGTATGACTGCTGCAATGGACAATGCAAATATTATATATGCGACGGAACGTACAGTTGACGACATTCCAGATAGAGGAATCAATAGCTTCTATCTTATTGGAAGAGGTTAGGAGACTTTATAAAAACACAAACAAAGTGGGCATGGGGAGAACATATACTTCTCCGTCTTCTTCTTTTT